ATGAACATTACAGCAGCCAAACTAAAGAGCTTGAACGGTAAAGAGTATGCCGGTAAGCCTGAAATAACGGACGGCGATAACCTATCGTTAAGGATCTCACCAAAGGGTAAGATCTCATTTCAAATACGCTATCGAATTAATGGTAAGCAGGTTCGATATAAATTAGGAGCCTATCCAGCAATGACACTTGCACAAGCACGTAATGAATGTGCGGCGCAAATGGCACTGGTAAATCAAAACTTAGATCCTCGGAATATGGAGGCCGTCAACGCGGTTGAGTCGGAGGTAATAGAAAATCCTACGATCAGAGATTGCATTGATTATTGGTATATAAATTATTGCCTAAAAAAGCGCGATAATCCTGCAGGCATAAAGAGCCGTATGGTGTCATGTATAAATGATACGTGGGGTAATCAATATATTTCACTAATGGATAAAACGCACTTTACCGCGTTTTTTAAGTCGATGGGTGATGTATCTATCGAAAAGGGCAGAGGCAAAGGCTTTGCTTTTAATGCCATTATAGAGATCAGATCTGTGTTTAGGTTTTGCATTCGCCAGGGCTTTATTAGCAACACGCAATTTGAAGCGTTAAGGCCAAGCGATTTTGCAACGGATTATGATTCCCGGGAGCATTATTTAACACTAAAAGAGTGCCAGTTAATTTGGTCCAATTTAGATGAAATAAACATGACGGATAGAAACAAAGTGATACTGCGCTGCGCCATGGTGTTTGGTTGTCGTATAAGTGAGTTATGCAAAGCTAAAAAAGATGATTTTGATTTAGATAACCAACTTTTTACAACTCAAAGAGAAAATACAAAGGGCGCTTTGCATTCTATCGTTCGGCCAATACCAAGCGAGTTAATTGAGGACTTAAAATATATAAAATCGCAATCGCCATCGTATAGCTATATGTTTCCTAACCGTGGCGGTGATCATCCTGCTAGCAGCTCAAGCGTGAGCCAAATCTCTAAGTCGTGTTATGAGGCGATTGAAGGTGTTGGACCGTTTAGGATGCACGACTTTAGGCGGACTATATCAACGCACTTAACGGATGCGGGATGCCCTTTGCAATTCACTGAGAAGTTGCTAGGGCATAAGATGAAAGGCGTATTGGCGATATACAATAAATCGCCAATGCTCGAAGGCTTAACGGAGTGGATTAACCGCTGGGTTCTCATGCTGAAAGGCGGTTAGCTTGATCCCTAAGCGCTTCGCAATGCTGATCAACTACTTGAGCATCCCAGCGCTTAGGTTTTCCAACAATTGTAGCCGGCGGGAATTTACCCTCTTTTTCCCATTCCAAAATAGTATTTGGTCTTACGCCGAACAGGGCGGCTACGTCTTTTGTTGCTAGGTATCTGCTTGTTGGTAAACTCATAAATCACCTCTTTCATAATTTTTCAAACGCGAGCTTTCTTTGCTAGCGATTTCAATGCGTGGTTTCAATAGCGCCTTGTTTGCTTTTCCTATAGTGCTATCAGTTAGATCAAGGCCTTTAAATACTTTGGTTTTGTTGTGTTCTTCTTTGATTATTTGGTTGCGCTCAAAGTCGCGCATTTCAATTACTTCATCAAAGTGTTCTTCACAGGCAAAAGCGCCGCGATATTCGTAAGCCTCATTAGCTCTTAGCTTTGCATTGCATTTTCGGCATTTGTAATTGCTCATAAGTCACCTATGGGTTTAATCAAAAACAAAAGACTCTAAATGCTCGTCTAGCCCGCAGTTTAAAGATTCGCCTACTTCTTCTGCGCTCATGCCTGACACTTTACCAAGCGCAAGAGTTGCTTTACTTTTTGCTGTTTCTGCATGAAGTAACTGGCTGCGCTTTCTTGCAAGGAATGATTTTAGGGCAAGCTGCTTATCTTCATTGCAATAAGTTCTCAAAGCTCCTTTCACAACTCTTTTTACAGTTATAAACTTATCACCACACTTTGATAGCTTTTCAAAATCCCATCGTTTCATTAGCTTAAATTCCCACTCACCTACAACATAATGGCAACTCTCAGTTTCTCTTACTGAGTAAAATTTATTTAAACTAACAATCAAACCATTTTCATAGTGGTGATCACGGTATCTATAGTGTGTTTCTTTTTCTGGAAGCTTTATTTTGCTTATATGTAATCTCATAAATCACCTACGCTAACTTTTTGGCATAATCAGGATTCATAGCTCTATAACATGCCGACTTCATACAGCCTTTGGCGTTGTTAAAGCGCTTGTTTAAATCTTCGCGTGTGTCGGGTACTTCGCACTCGAACGTGTCTGAATTAACGCCGTTGTAGAAGTGCCACTTTAGGCGCGGGTTATTTGCACACACATCATTTGCGTAAATCTCTACGCGGTAACCTGCACAACGTTCGGGTATACAACTTGCCGCATCTTTTAATAGGTCGGCTAAGTAACCTTTATGCGACACATTAGGTTTACCGTTTTGAAGTAGAGCCCAGGCGAACGAATAAACGTATTCGTTTAAATCCATCTCACCGCCTTTTTGCTCTTTTAATTTAAAGCCATGCTTTAGAGCTAGGGCTTTAATTTTTTCGTTGTTCATTGGTCCTCCTTATTCAAGCCTTTGAAAAAAGAATCCGTCTGCCTTAAAGCGTCCTCTGTGGCAAAATCATAATGCCTCTGAGCTTCTGGCTCATAGTTAGGGTTAGCGCATATCCCAGCTAATATGTGCATAGCTACAGTTTCTCGCTTGGTTAAGCCGCTAAGCGTCCGGTCGCCTTTGTGATCTTCTGTTGATAAGCATTCTGTTTCGTTCATAGCAATGGGCTGTGGCATTGCTGGCATATTTTCATTTTTCATGGGTTCACCTTTGCATCTTTCTCTAATCTAACTTTATGTTCACACTTGGTATTGCCATGTGCGCCACAACCGCCTTTTAACTTATGCTTTCCGCAAAGTGCTATTGCTTTTCCCGCCTTACCAACAACACCATTTACAGCGCATTGGTAAACAATTTTGCCGCTCATATTAATTGCTCCTGACTCTTGATTTAGCGCATACCAGGTATGCGCTCTGCGTTTAGTGCGTGGTTTCATTAGGCTGCTTTTGCCTTTTTATTAAGCTTGCCTACTTCATTGCCCCAAACCGACCAGCCTTTAACTCGCTTACGAGAAAATAGCTCGATGCGTGGCACATCACCGGCCAATTCAACACACGCCTCTCTAAACTCATTTGGCTTTTCGCTGTGTTGGCCGATAGGGTGGCGCCAGAAAACACGCCTCGGCCTAGTATTTCGTCTAGGCTTTCGGTGTCATAGTTACCTACTGCGCGCACTGAGCGGCTTGCTACTTTCGGTTTACCCTTGACTGCGATAATGGCCGACTCGCTACCGGAGCGAGTCCAAAAGCCCATGCCGAACAGCGGGTTGTTGTTTATGGTTAGCTTGTTCCAAACAAAACCATTCATATTTTTAAGTGTGAAACCCCATGCTTTCACAACGTCTAGGGCTTCTTGTGGCATTGAGCCCACGTACCACATAACCAATATGCAATCGTCCGCTGCAATATCATCAATAGGCATAGCTTTTAGTTCGTCTACGCTCATGGTTGACTTGTAGTGGTGTGCTGCGCCACTTTTCATGCTGCCGCCAGTTTTTTTGTTGCTAAACTGCCAAGCTGGATCAGCATAAATAAGGTTAAATTTTTGGCCGTTAAATTGTTCAAACATGATTAACTCGCTTTCTTCATTAGGCTAAAGAAGTCAAAAAGCTCACTTTCTTTAACTTCGTAATCTGCCCATTTGCTTTTAAGGCTTTCAGGGATAGAAATTGACGATGAATTTGTTGCTATTTCTTTTGGTATAAGAAATACATGCCTTACACTTTTGTCTTTTTCTAATGCGTACAATACAAAGTGATCAGCTACGTCTTTTTGCTTACTGATACAATAAGCCCACCTAGCTGAGTGGCTTTTACCTTTGCTATTTCTGTAAGCGTCCTGAATTATTGACGCCTTTATATCGATGGTTTCATTACCGACACTAAAATCAACGGTTGACTGCCACTGCTCATCGTTATTATCCACAGCAAAAGGAACCGCCTTTTTAAACATTTGTTCTGCGTGAACAGCTAGCCTGTCAGTAACAGAGCCATAACGTGCCTTATCGCCACATACAGGAACGTTAGCTCGTTTAAGTATTCGGTATACTTGCTGCCAAGCTATGCCAGTTTCCTCGCCAACCAGCTTTAGATTTTTAAGCCTTGAGTAGCTTTCAATGCAAATTTTAGTGTCGCTCATGATTTCACCTTTTAAGTTATACGTTTCCTAGAACGGAATATCGTCCATTTCAAAGTCATCACCTGGCCCCATAGGGTTAGATGCGCCACCGCTCATGTATTGACTATTACTAACGCCTTGCTTCTGCTTTGGAGCAAAACCACCTTGTTGCTGGCTGTTTTGGCCTTGGTTGTTGCCCTGGTAATTATTATTACTATTGCCGTAATTATTATTACCCTGGTTATTTTGCTGGCCTTGGTTGTTTTGACCGTAACCACCTTGCTGCTGCGCACCTTGCGTGTTGTTAGCTTGGCCTTGCTGTTTTTGGCCAAGCATTTGCATTTGGCCTGTAAAGCCATCAACAACAATCTCTGTGGTGTATTTTTCTCGGCCTTGTTGGTCGGTCCACTTGCGAGTTTGCAGTTTACCCTCAACGTAAATTTGTGAGCCTTTGCGGCAGTATTCACCAGCAATTTCTGCTAATTTCCCGAAGAAAATAACGCGGTGCCATTCGGTTTTATCTACCATTTGGCCTGTGTTTTTATCTTTGTAGCTTTCGCTAGTCGCAAGGCTAATTTTTGCTACTGGATTGCCGTTAGGCATGTAACGCACATCAGGATCTTCGCCTAAGTTGCCAATAAGAATTGCTCGATTTATGCCTCTAGCCATTATCTGTATCTCCCATTTTCGTCTCTGCTTCTAAATTTATCGTTTTCAATAGCGTGCAATCTTGCGTGCTCTGATTTAGTCATCAACTCTAAGTTGTCAATGTCGTTGTTATGCCTAATGTGATCCTTGTGATGGACGCACTCATCAGGCTTTAAGCTCCTTCCTAAGTGCTGCTCCATCACCACCACATGTTGACCTTTACCTTTGTTTGGCCCCATGGTTATCTCGATATAGCCGTTTGGCTTTAGAGATACGCCTACGCCTTTGCCTTGCTTGGCCTTGCTAATATTTTCCTTCCATTGATTTGTAAACCTCCTTTTTTTGCCTCTTAACCCTGAGCCAAGCTTTCCTTTTTTTGATGCGTTTTTAACTCCTTCGCTTCTTGTTCTAAGTACGCCAGCTTTTTTGAGCCTGAAATATATTGTTGATCTAGCAATCCCTGTGCTTGAGCTTATTTCAGGGATTGAATGCCCTTTCTCGTAAAGGGATTGCAAATCAACCTGCATGATTGACCCCTTATTTAATTAAAACTGTTCTAGCGCCGTTATGACCTGGCGCGGTTACAATGCCGTCAGCTTCAAGCTGCTCAACTATTCTTGCTGCGCGGTTGTAGCCTATTCTCAATTTACGTTGAATGGCTGCTACAGATGCGCGCTGAGTCTCTTTAACAAAATCAACAGCATCGTTGTAAAAACAGTCATTGCCGTTACTGTCTTTATGCTTGGCGTTGTGCTCGGCAAGTAGCGACTCGTTGCCATCGTCTTGATCGCTACTATTCAAACCGCTATCAACAAGCTCGGTAACTAGCTGGACGATTTCCCCAGCGACCAAACAAAAGTCAGCATCAAGTTTGATAGGCATATCTTCATTAGGTATGTCGGCATTTTCTTCTTTGATGGTGTCTGAGTAATTAACTTGCTTAATAGCGCCATCATTTTGAAGGTTAAACTTAATTCTATCGCTCCAATTAAGCGCTAGCTTGGTAACTCGCTTACCTTGCTCTAAGTGTGTTTTAACTTCATCACCATCAAGCTCATGGCCTTTAAGCTTCACACTTGAGCCGCTATCATCTGCGTTTTGCATTTCTGCGTCACAGCCAATAGAAAAACCTGCGGGAGTGCTAAAGTTAGTTAGCCAATCTGTTAAAAATACATCTAGATCGTGGCTAGCAAACGCTGGGGTGATTGGCAATGTGCCTAGTGATTTACGTAGTAGGGCGGCAAGTTCTTCTGCTTTATTAAAGCTTGCACTGTTAACCACTAGTAGGCCGCTATCCATATCAATGAAAGCATATTGCAAGTTTGATTTAGTAAACGCCTGTGGCAATAGCGTGTGCAATACATCTTCTTTTAATTCGTCACGCTCTTTTTTTCTTACTTGGCGATTTTCTTCAAGCTCAATTTGCTCTACTTTTTCAGCTACCATTTCGTTAACAACGGAAGCTGGTAAGATCTTTTCTTCACGCTTGGCGCAAACTAAAATTCTACGGTTAGAAAAATGCGCTAGTGACTCGCCATGTTTGCCAAGCGCTTTAGTCCACCCAAACGTTGACAACTTTTGCTGTCCGCAATGACGAAAGGTGTCTTGCTCTAGCGCTTTGTTAAAATCTTCGCTGTTAAATTCAGCTTCTTGCTTGAATTTGTAAACTATTAAATTTGTGAAAAACATACTGGATACCTTTAAAAAATTTCGTCTTTAATTGATTCTTGGGTAAAGTTAGACTCAAGCTCGACCCATTCAAATACAGGTTTCTTTGTTCGCTTTTGATATTGCGGCACGCCTTTTTTGTCGGTTTTGTGAGCCCTGCGCATGCCTTTTAATGCTCGCATTCCCCCTGTTTTTTTTGCTAGAGCGATAAAGTCCTCAACCAAGCTAGGGGTTGATAATTCAGCGCTTATAGCGGTTGGTTTTGCGTTTAGAAATAACTCTTCTGTTAATTTTGCAACCAAGCTTTCATGCTGCTTTTGCGTTTTTGGTGCAAGCTCACCACGCATAGCATTCACTTTCTTTTCAGCTGCGGCTTTGCACTTCTTTTTACTCACGCCAAATACACAAAACATATCAATGCCTACTTAGTTGTTAATAAAACGATGATGGCAACCACTAGAACGCGAACGCTGTTAACCGCTACCATCTTTAAAAAGTCTCGGCGCTGCTGCTTTGCAATAGCGCTTGAGCTGTTACCTTTGATTGCCATGTAATCGTGCATGTTTAGTAGTGATCCCAGCTTGTTTCGTAGTCGTCAGCATCAAGCCCTTGGTCTAGCTCTATCTGACCTTTCATTGCGTACACATTGAAAAGTATTTTTTCCATGCTATATAAGCGGCCCATAGCCAAAGCCTCTCCAGGCTTTTTACCATCTACGCGAATGCTTAAAATGTCGTATTTACCCGTTTCCTTGTCTTTGCTTAGGTGCAGATTAAAGTCACAGCTATGCTTGTCTTGGTCAGCTTCTTTGTCTATGTAGACAGATAGTGAATCGCCTGGCTTGTTCCAGGAATAGCCGTTATCGTTTATGATCAGTGTTATCTCACCCTCGCCTTCATCACCTTCTTGTGCTTCTTTAAGTAGTGAGTTAACAATGTAAGAAAGCGTTATTTTTTCTGGCACTTCTGCCATTATTTCTGCAAACTCTTTATCAAGCACTTCGGTTAAGCGTGAGTCGTAAAAGCCTTGAGCCGCCACTTTCAGGCGGTTTAAAACAAAGTCGTGATAAGTTGGTAAGTCGGCTAAACTTTCAATTTGCGGCATAATTGCCTTGGTCATTTTTTCTTTCAGTGCCTTACCTAAATCGCTGTAGCTACGAAAAACATTGTCTGCAGTATCTTCGATAAGCGAATCGACCTTTTTGCTAATTGCTATTTCAAGCGCGCCAGCTTGGATTTTTTCATTTAGAATGCGGCCAAACATTTCCTGAACTGTCGTGCTGCTTGGGTCGATTGTTGGCTCGAATGTATTTTCTTTTTTATCTGTCATTTTTCTGTCCTTTATGCTGCCTGATTGCGCTTTGGTGGCTTTGGTAATCCGCCATTTGTTTCGATAATTGCGTGCATTTTTTTGCAAACGTTGAACGCTTCAATACGGTTGCGAGTAAACTTACACCCCGGTAACGTCCAGCCTTCCTCGCCTCTAAACTTTGTGGCCTTAACCACCGCCAAACCGAAGCAAAGATCATCACAGCGTAAGTGTTCAACCATTCTTAGCTGCGGTACTCGTAAATTTGTCATGTGAACCTCTGTAAAGAGCTTGCGCCCGTAGGCGCTCACTCGGTTGGAGTTGGAAACTTATGCTGCTAGCGCTTTGTTTAGGCGTTGCTCTAACACTTCGATATAGCTTTCAGCTACGTCTAGCTGGTCACAAATACGGTCTAGCTCGTCATTGTCGGCGCGGTCCTGAGTGCTCGGCCATATATCCAGCGGCGTGTAACCTGTAGGCGCGCTAGTGCTTTCAAACACTGGCGATTTAAAGTTATTACCAAGTAAAGGCTCGACTTCATCTTTTACCGGCTTATTGGCTTCTGCTAATGCGTCACGCTCTTGCTGCTCAAGCGTTGGGCCTTGCTCAACCGGCTCTTGGCTTACTTGAACTTGCGGCTCTGGATCTGTAGTAACGGCTACAGACTCAAGCTGTAGTTTTTGTTGTTGCATCATTTTTAGCTGCTGGATAACTTGAGCTAACACTTGGATAACTTCATCTAAGCGATCACCGAACTTATCTGCGGTAGGCGTGAACTGCTCTAACTTCTCAATGCGCTCGGCTACCGCTGCGCTAGACTTATCAAAGTAATTCATTGGATCATTGCGAAGGTTGTTAATGCGTTCGCCAATCTCTTGCGCTTGCTTTTGTAATCGCTCTTGCTGTGCAATTGCTTCTTGCTGAATGCGTAATTGCTCACGCTCTGCTTCAACTGCTTCGGCTGCTTTAGCCGCTTGATACATATTGTTAAGCGCTTCAAGGATATTTTTCTTGGTGTCGATAGCTTCGTGAATAAGCTCTTTGTCGAACGATTCAGTATCTACCAGGTCTACAGCTTCGATTGTGTCAGCAATGAATTGTGAGCTTTGATTTTTACATTGCTCAGTAAAGTCGTGCATTTGCGCTATTTCTTGGCGCTGCTTGTTTAAGAATGCTTCACGCTCTTTAGCTTTGCGTGCGGCTTCTTCTTTGCGGCGCTTATCTTCTGTTTCAAACGCTTCAATGTAAGGGTTGTAAATTTTATCAATGTCACCGATCAGCTTGTCGGAATAAACTTTAACTTCGGCGCAATAAGCCTTGCGCTTATCGTCTATCGCTGTTGTAATTTTGTTGCGCTCCGTCCTGATTTTGCGCGCTTCTTTAAAGTCATCATCATTGCGCATATCAAGCTTTAATTTACGTGGGTACTGCTTACGTAAATCTTTAAGCGTGGTTTCTGTTACGTTTTCAGAAAAAACAAACGGTAAGATCTGAGTTGATTCAACTAACTCAACTAATTCGCCGTTCACTTCTTTTTCAACTTTATTGATAGTCATGGTTATACTCCGTTTCTTAGGTTGTTTAGCGCCTCTGTATGCGCTTGGTTGACTTGAGCCACAAAGTTACTGCTATCTACCTTGTTTGCTCTGCAATGACCCTTTAGCTCTTGCAATAAGTGTTTGTGGTTCATTGTTAAAACTGACTCGTTTTCCGCTGTAGTGATGCGGTCTTTGATGTTAGTGTTTAGCCAGGCGTGAAACTTTTTATTAGCGTTCAAGCTGCTTTCTTGCTCTTTAGCTTCAAGCTCTGCTTTTTTGCGATCTTTTATTTCAATCGCTTTATCGCGTATATCAATGCGGTTAACGACAACTGCAAATTTATAAGCCTGCTCAAAATGCTCGCGAAGGGTGGCTAAGCTAGTAGCCTGTTCAATAGCGTCCAAATATTTATCAAACTTAGCTTTTGGTAGCGCCCAATCAGGCAATTCAGGCGGGAACCATTCAGCGCTCATCTTAGGGCCGTTTTTATTGCTCTTATTAAGCGGTATATTGATAAACTCACCGTTCGCTTTGAATCGGTTTTCAACCGGTACGCATGTTGCAAATTCGGTATCAAGTGAGTAAAGGTAGCGACCAATGCCAAATTGCACCGCTGTACGCTTCATTGCGCCAGATAAAGCACCTTTTAACGCTTCAATTTGCGAATACTCTGAACCATCCCATTTCGTGATCCAGCTATCGCCAAAGCGAATGCTTAATCCACACAAGTAACCTTTGCCGCTGGCGGCTTCTTTAAATTCGTTTTTCCATCCATCAATGCCGACTACATCGTCTAAACGCTGCTGAATAGCGCGGTTAGTGATGTAAGGAATAACCATTACCCATGGATTGCTCTTACCAGATACGCCACTTTGCTGCACACGCCATTCAACATCGTGCGCTTCAAATGGGTCTGCTAATAAACGTTGGATCTCTGCTGCTGTTTTAGTGTTGCTCATTGGTCTAGCTCGCTAGTAGAGTTGGTAAGTTGAACGTGCCAATGCGTTTAAAGCGGCGTACTTCATTGAGGACTTGGCTAAGCTGCTCTGTCGCATCGTGATCAGTTAAAAGAACGGTGCATGATTTTTCTGCTTTACCGTCAACGTAAACAAATACGCTTATTGACGGGTCCGTAGCACATGTAACTACGTTTACGTGTGAGCGACTTCTAAAACAAAATGACTCTACAGAAAGTGCCGCTATAAGCGTTTTCGCTTCAAGCGAAAGTGCTGGGAATGTTTGAGAGTTGTTATTCATGTTTGCCTCAAGGTTCGTTTTTCTAAACTTTGAGGTAAGTTTATATAACTATACCTAGTTGTCAAACAAAAAGTTCATAAATCTAAACTTAACACTCATAAAAAAGCGCCTTTATCGGGCGCTATCTACTTTTATATGGGGTTTGAGGCGGGTTTTAGTGGTTGTTTTTATTTTTGCAGTTGTAAGCGTTTGCAGAAACACTAGGCGAATAACCGCCGTTAATTGATTGCCATACAATATGTGTAGCACCAGAATCAATGGCTTGTTGTTTTGCTTGCTCTTTAGCGTTCTCAATCCCAGACGAAGCGGCAAGGCCGCCCCAGCCAGAGGTGCCGCTAACGTTGGTTATATAATCACAATTCCCTACATTTCTTTCACTGGTTTCTTTAATTGTGCCTATCGCTTTGGATGAAGCGCAACCAGTGATAACCAAGATTATAAGAACTGGCAGTATGTTTTTATTCACTCTGCACCTCTGCTTTTGTTATTTGCTGTATAAATTATTGCAAGAGTGAACAACGGCCTTAGCTGCCATATCTGAATTGGCATTTTCAATATTGCTTAGGATGCACTCATCTGCGTTTTTTGGTGTTAAATAGGTTTGCACACAAACTATTGCTATGAAGGATGAAATAGCGAACGCGACCCCTATATTTCTCATTTTTTGACTCATTACTAACAGCCTTTTGTAAGTTAAAGTTAAAAATCTTGAATCAGCTGTTTAACCACGCCAATAATCGTGCAGTTTCCATTTATCGGCAGTGTTGGATAGCTGTTATTAAAAGGCTTTAAGTATTTAGCTCCGCCATCAATAACCAGCTGCTTTAATGTTGCCTCATCGCTATCTTCTAGCCGCGCAACAACAACCTTGCCATGCTCTGCTGGCACGTTGGGGTCAACGATAATAACTGAACCCTCTGGTATAGACTTCCCTCCGCTAAAGCTTGTCATGCTGTCGCCTTTGACGCGAAGCGCAAACGAGTCATCGCTCACATTTGCCGTGTGTTGGTAAAATACGGTGTCACTTTGGCGTAAGCTTTCCATATCTATCTCTTTCCATTTGCCTGCTTGCACCCATGAAATTAAAGGGGCCTTTCCTCTTAAATCAGGACCCAGCTCTAATTCAACGTTTTTTTCCGGCGTACCCTTGCCTTCGATTAGCCATGTTAAATTACAACGCAAGAATTTAGCGAGCCTTATGGCGTTTTCGCCGCCAGGCTTTGTTACCCCATTCCGCCACTGGCTTACACTACCTTTAGATACTTTCAGCTGATTAACAATATCTATCCCTTTTACGCCTACGGCTTTCATTTGCTGTTCAAGTCTATCTTCAAATGCCATTAGTTATATCCCTTGGTATAGATAACTAAACATAATACTGCTTTTGCGGTTCATTTACCTTGACTTAGTATTGTTCATAAAACTATACTTGCAGCACAAAACTAAGGAGGTTTAGATGAAAACCACAGACGCAGTTGCACATTTTGGCAGCAATATAAAGCTAGCCAATGCTTTCAATCCACCTTTAACCAAGGGGGCCATTACGCCCTGGGTAAAATCAGGGCTTATCCCTCGTGGTCGAGCTTGCGAACTTGAGCTGCTTACCGGCGGCAAGCTTAAAGTTGATTTTTCTGTTTACTCAGATGATGAGCCTCAAACCGCAGCGTAAGGAGACTATAAATGTTCTTATCTAAAAATAGTACGTGCAAAAGATCACCAAGTACCCGCTGCCCAATGGCGGCGGCAGCTAGTTATGTAAGCGATCACAATATATCTGATATTGCTCGCAAGATTGGCGTTGGTGAAAAAATACTAATCAACAAGCTAAACGACAACTGCGACTCGCACCACCTTAATTTGCAGCAGGCGGTTGCGATTGGCGATGTAACAAATGATCACCGAGTTTTAAATGCGTGGGCTTACAGCCTTGGCAAAACAATTATTGACTTGCCTGATGTTGGACTTTCTGAAGAAGAGCTTGCCGATCAGATTTTAAAAGTTGGCGAAGCTAGCGGCGATTATTGCAAGTCGATTCGACTGGCTAGAGAGGACGGCATTATTGAAGAGTCGGAATTTAACGATATACAGAGCAAAGCGCTTGAGGCGATTGTGTCTATTTTGCACGTAACAGCAGAGCTTGAGCAAATGGTTCGTCCTGGACCATCCACAAACCCACCAAACAGCCCTAAAAAAACAAATTTAAAGGTCGCTTAGCAATGGCAGATCACGCAGACGCAGCTCAATTAGAAATAGAGCAAACAGAATCGCGTTTAATAGCAAACTTAAAGCAACAAGACGTTGAACCAACAGACGATTGCATTGAGTGCGGCAACGAAATTAACGAAGCACGTAAGAAGGCGATAAAAACCAATTTGTGTATTGGTTGCGCGGAAATGCGCGAGTTACGTAGCAGAAACTACGCAACTCGCAGATAAAACAAAACCCGCATCAGCTTTGGCGGCACGATAGCGGGTTTCAATTTAGCGAGATAATTATGAACAATTTAGCAGAAGTTTACAAGTTCCCTGATAAACGAGGGGGCGAAATTAATCAACATGACACAGGTGGTTATGTGAAAGCAGATATTGAGCAAGGTTATGACAGACTAGCCCAAAAGCTAACTGACACGCTTGCAAATCCACCGGTAAAGCTAAGCGCACGCGAGTATCAAATTGTATTTGCTGTGATCAGTAAAACGTACCGCTGGCAGAAAAAAAATGACTGGATGACGAATACGCAAATTAGCAACTTGACCGGAATTGACAGCACAAATATCGGGAAAATAATTAAAGGTTTAATTGCTAAAAAAGTGTTATTTCGTGATGGCAAAAACACTGGGATTAATCCTGTAGTTAGTGAGTGGCAGGAAATAGAAACTAGTCAAAAGCAACTAAAAACTAGTCAAAAACGACTAGTTAAAAACACCCCTAAAACTAGTCAAAAACGACTAGCTAACTCGTCAAAAACGACTAAAAAACTAGTCGAAAATGACTGCCACATAAGAAAAGAAACTAATACAAAAGATAATTTAAAAAAAATAAACAAAAAAAGTTTGCTTGAAACTTTAGATTTTTCTACATGGCCTGCATTGCCAAACCAACAAATATTTGATGATTGGGTCGCTATGCGTAAAGCAAAAAAAGCGAGCATTAGTCAAACCGTGATCAACAACTTCGGCAAGCAATTTCAAATCGCTTTTCAAAATGGCCTGAGCGTTGATGAATGTTTATCTGAGTGCATAACGAGAAACTGGCAGGGCTTTAAATATTCTTGGATAGCTAACGCAAACCAGAGCCAGTATTCAGGTATGGCGCAACGCCAATCAAACAACGTAGGCGATCAGCTTGCTTACTTGCAAGACTCACTTGCGCATATTCCAACACCACATGATGACGAGGTGCTGTAATGAACGTTTTATCACTTTTTGATGGTATGTCATGCGGAAGAATTGCGCTTGAGCGTGCAGGTATACAGGTTTGCAAATACTATGCTAGCGAGCTTGATAAGTATGCAATAAAAGTCACTCAATCTAATTGGCCTGAAACAATTCAGCTTGGCGATGTGACCAAGTGGCGAGAGTGGGACATAGATTGGTCAAGTATTGATTTATTGATAGGTGGATCACCATGCCAAGGCTTTAGCTTTGCAGGAAAGCAATTGGCGTTCGATGATCCGCGTAGCAAGTTGTTTTTTGTTTATAGCGATATTTTAACTCATATAGACGCTGAGCGTGACAAAGCAGGCAAGAGCGAAGTTAAGTTTTTACTTGAAAACGTAAAAATGAAAAAAGACTACTTAGAAATAATCAGCGATCACTTAGGCGTAAAGCCTGTATTTATCAATTCCGCATTAGTAAGCGCCCAAAACCGCCAGCGTTACTATTGGGCTAATTGGGATTTTGAGCAACCAGAAGATAAAGGTATTCGACTTAATAATATTATCGAAAAAGACTTTGTAGATCGTGAAAAATCACATTGCATTGATGCTAATTACTGGAAAGGTGGAAACTTAAAATCATACTTTGAAAAAAACCGACGCCAACTTGCTTTTGTTGATAGGGATAAAAGCTATTCAATAACTTCAAGCTATGCAAATGGGGTATCCCTAAAGCAATACTTCCAACAAAACCGGAAGCAGTTAGTTTTTTTAAAACCTCGAGGCAATAACCCTGGCGGATTTAGAGGGTTAGACGGAAAAAGCCCGTCAATAACTAGCAATTCATGGGAACAAAATGTATTTGCAGTGAAAAAAGACCTCTTGCACTTCAGAAAGTTAACCCCAGTTGAGTGCGAACGCCTACAAACAGTACCAGATAATTACACTAACCACGTTAGCAATACACAACGATACAAGATGCTAGGTAACGGCTGGACGGTTGACGTTATAGCGCACATTTTTACTCCGTTGGCTTCTTCAATTAATTGCGAGAGGGCAGCGTGATGAATAGTCAACTTGCACTAAGCCAAGGCGATAAGCCACAAGCCAATAGCGTGCTTGTAAAAATCATTGGCGGCGAAGTATTGCCAGCGCTTAAAGCTTACTACCCAAACAGCGATTTCAATTGGCGCGGTAACTTAACGTTATTTGCTAACGAGTATGCAAGCCAGCTTTACGGTATGGGGATTATCGCAAAGCATGTTCGCATGGCACTTGAATCAGCACGTATACGATCAGCCACCGAACGACACGCACCAAACCCCATTGAGTTCAAAATTTTATGCCTGCAGGCACGCGGTATGCCAACGCTTGAACGCTGTATGCAAGAAATTAACGAGCAGCGCATTAAAAACTACGGCAAAGATAAAGAATGGTCAGATCCTTTGATTTATTGGCTTAACCAGCAAATAGCCGCAGCACGCGCAACACTGGCGGATAACGCATGGCAAAAAATGGCAAAAGACCGCTACACAAATCTTGCTGATAAATACGGCAAGGGCGAGCTAGAACCTATACCGCTCAAAATCGAGTTTAACGAGCCGCCGGCTTACTTGAAGTACGTAGGTTAAGCCATGGCTAAATCATACGAGCAAGACCAAAAAGAGTTTATTCGTGCGCTTAAGCAGATTTTAGGTAGCGATTACCAAGCGGCATTGGTTGACGCAAAAGCAGCTAAGGCGGCAGCGCTTGAGGGGATAAGTAACCCAACACCAAAACAGATTGGCTTTGCTACGGCAGAAGCTAACCGCGCTATGGCAAGGCACGCTAAAGACCATGGTGTTGATAGCGTACCGCAGTACATTAAGGACCAAAAAGAAGCGGCTAAGAACAAACATGCAAACCGTAATAAGGCGCATAGCCAAAACAGGCAAGCGGCTAATCGTATGCAAAACATTAAAGCGAACCCTGGTAACTTCACATCAAACAAGGTGCCGGCAAATCAAGGTTACTCACTTAACGAGCAGCTAGAAAAAACATATCAAAACGCAAGAAAAACAGCTTAGGAGCTAATTATGACTACCAAAAAAAGCACACTTACTCAGTTATCACCAGTTGGCGAAGTTTTTTGTGATGGCTTTATCTCAAATTCAAAGGCGCAGGCATCAAAAGCAATTCAGGACGGTGCAGCGGTAAACCATGACGCAGCATTTGCCAACTTAACTAAGTCCGCCGCTGTATTAGCTGAGAAAAATTGCTTAGACCGCCAGGTACGTGACGCGCTTATATCAATCGGCGCTCACATTTTAGTGCAAGCGCAAAAAGAAGCGGTGGCGGCTCAAGATGCAAAGGCCGAGTCAGCTAAAAAAGCAGATAAGGCCGCGTAATGGCAAAGAAAGTAGTAACCACTACTAACGCCCAATACTTCATGCCCCAAATAGGGCAGGCGGTAAGGGCGCTTTTAAAGCAAGGCAAAAACGTTGTCATTGAGTTTAAAGAGCACAAAGCTAAGCGCTCTTTAGCTCAAAACCGTTTGCTTTGGCTGTGGAACCAGATAATTGCTGATTATTTTCGCGAGCACTACGGGCAAGAAAATAGTTCAGAGGACGTACACGAAGTATTTGTGCGTAGGAAGTTTGGAGTGAAGGTTATTCAAGCTGGCAACGAGGAACCAATAATCGTGCGCAAGCGGACCCGCAAGCTAAACACAAAAGAGTTTTGCGAGTATCTAAATTGGTTAGAGCAATACTGCGCTGAGTATTTAGAGCTTTTACTGCCACAGCCGGACGATCTTTATCACTTGGCTATGTATGGAGAGTCAAACAATGTCGCTCATTAGTAAAAAAATAAGAAATAGCGCACGCGGCCAGCAATGCCAAGTGCGTATGCCTGGCGTATGCAACCGCAACCCCGAAACAGTTGTACTTGCGCATGTTGGCAAGGGTTCCGGTATGGGCCAGAAGTGTGATGATATTCACGCAACTTACGCATGTTCAGCGTGTCACGATGTAATTGATAGGCGTGTACGAATGGGAAGTGCAAACGAGTTACTAGTTTACGCCTATGAGGGCATGGTTAGAACGCAAAAGCTTTTACTCGAGCAAGAATTAATACAGGTGGTGAAATGATTAATTTAACTTTGCCATACCCACCAACAGTTAACCACTATTGGAAATCATCTGTAAAGCGAGTAACCGGCAGTAAAAGCCGAGTAGTTACACGTGTAAGCGACCAAGGGAAGGCGTTTTCTGAGCATGTATTTTGGTTGGTGCGCGAGCAAAAGGCTAATAAAAAGCTTAAAGGTGATTTAAAGCTGGTTGTAAACGTGTACGTGCCGGATAACCGCAGGCGCGATATTGATAACTTGTGTAAGTCTCTATTCGATTCGCTACAGAAAGCCGGCGTTTATGAAGATGATACACAAATCAAAGATTACCGCATGATTCATTGCGGCATCATCAAGGGTGGCAAGGTTACTCTAACTGTAGAGGAAATAGAGCCGTGAATGATAAGCCACTAAAGCTAAGAATGACTAAAGAGCAGCACGTATATGGGTGGATGCTAAAGCAGGGAGCAGTTGAAACATTTGATTTATCTTGGCCGTGTTTAGCACTAGAAGGTTTACTTGCTAAGCCCGCTGATTTTGCCGCACACAGCGAAGTTACCGCTATCTTTAGACGCATGGGAGTGAGATAATATGCAACCAATAAAGCTACTTGCAAAGCTTACAACTAAAACGCTAAATCTCACTGGTACGTTTGGTGGCAGTGGGCAAGACGTTATTGATTGGCGGACGGCGGCACATGCTTTGGCAGGTTTACCGCAGTGCCAAACTAATTGGGCTTACTTTCGTTATGTGGGTGAAGAAACAAGGCTTAATCGTGTTGTACGCTCGCTAACCATGCACGCAACGCTGTTTGTAAAAATACGCCAATACAAAATAAAGCCAGATACATTAAACGGCTTGGTGATGGCAGCAGTACATGAGTTTGTTCAGCCGGTGTGTGGTGAATGCGATGGTAGTGGTTTAGCACCGGGGCAAAAGGCCACTAACTTAGAAGCTGATACATGTGTTAAGTGTCACGGACGAGGACGCAAGCCAATATCAAACCGCAGTCGATGTAAAATTATCGGTATCGGACATAAAAGCTATACCAGCGCACACGATGAAGTAACAAAAGAATTGCTTAGGCTTATATCTGAATGGGAGCGCGATATATTTAAAAATATACACGTAAAAATGGGTGACGTAGCATGATAACAGCCGCCGAACTTGCAAACGCAACCACCCGACTACCAGACCCCGAAACGTTTAGATATAACAGCATTCAAATAATGCTTCATAACGTGCTTGAGCCAATAGCAAGCGATAAGGGCAAAACCACTTACTTAGAGCAAAGCACTGTAACGTTTGTTAAGCGCAGTATATTTGGTATTGATACGTGGGTTGTAGAAGGCATGGATATAAACAACGCGCACAGATAAGTATATTTAAAGCAAGAGCGAGATAAGCATGAACAAGATAACAATAAACGGCAAAACAATTACACACTCAGGCCGTGGCAGTGTGTGTATAAGCAATAACAAAATTACTATTGGTGGTGTGGATGTAGAGGATTTAGACACCATTGAAGAAAAAACAGTAAACATTGTCATTGAAGGTAATGTTGAAAACATAATGACCGAAGATGCTGATATAACAGTAAACGGAACAGCCGGCGCAGCAACCACTAAGAATGGAAATATTACGTGCGGCGATGTAAGCGGCGATGTAGAAACTAAAAACGGCAATGTGATGTGTGGAAGTGTCCAGGGTGATGCTACTACAAAGAACGGAAATATTATGAGAGGGCGATAGCATGGAAGGCCAAACTCCTGTAGATGAATATGGAATCATTGAAATACTAAAGAAACATAACGCAGAAAGCGCTTTTAATGAGATTACAGCCGTTTTTGATAGGTTTTGTGAGTCTTACATGGGCTCAAGAGAAAAAATACGCAAAGGGGCTTTCACTGAGGTTAATTGCTACCTAATGACAGCGCTTTATGAAAGCCACGATGATACTAGCCTGCTAAGGTCAAAGGTAGAAGAGCTGGTAAACTCTTACAATGATTTATATACGGAGAAAGTCCATGCTAATAAAGCCAAATAAGATACTAACAGCGATAATTATTAAGTATCCAATACTCATAGATAAGTATTTAGTAGAACATTAAAGAACATAACGGAACAACACCGGAACAAAATAACGCTCTTAATCTAATTAAGGGCGTTTTTTATTGCCTAAAGCAAAGTTTTAGCGGAACAATACGGAACAAATGGCGGAACAATTGAAAGTATAAGTTATTGATATTTAATTGATGTTCACTTTAAACGGAACAATTGAAGGGGAAACATAGCGATTTGTCCTGTTTATCGACTAAATGTTCCTTTTTATATTGCTTAACGTCACCTTATACTTTTAAATAGGAACAAGTGAGATTTAAGTTTTCTTAATACGGATTAAGTAAAGGCGCTCAAAAAGTTTATGGAGGTAAGTTGCAATAATGATGGAAAGTAACATTAACAAGGCCAGCGATTACGCACAGTTGCCAGATGGATTAACCGGTTTGCTTGAAAAGAATAAAGACGCTACGTTTTATGGCGTTGCTAGCGGGCGCTCAATGGAGGGCGTTGGCATATTTGATGGTGATGTACTTTTGATTGATAGGAGTTTAGACGTAAAGCCAGGCGATGTAATTGTGGCTGTATTAAACGGTCAGTTTGTTTGTAAAATTGCTGACCTTAAAAACAATCAATTATTGTCTGCGAGTGATGAATACGAACCTTACAAACTTAAAGATGGTGACGAGTTCACTTTGGAAGGAGTGGTAAGCCGTTCTGTTCGCATGTTCCGCCGAAATATTAAGGATAAATTGTAGAGCTATATGGAAAAGACAATACAACTACCAACTTCAAAATGGGATCGTGCGTTTACTATTTCGTTCCATCTTACGTGGATTATGCCCATTGCTTTATTATTAATCCAACTGATCAGTATAGGTAAATACATAAGCTTTGATATTACTAATCCAAGTAATTGGAAAGAAATTGATAAAACTTTCTCAGTGCCATTTGGTTCATTTCTTTTTATGGTAACTACAACTACGTTGATAGGGCTATATACAAGAAGCCTGCAAATAAGTGAGCAATTAAGATTGGCACGTGCTCAGCAGGAACTGTCAAATGAGCAGCTTTTACTTGCTCGAAAACAGGCAGAAAGATACGAATCACAGCTAAATCTATCATTAAAGAAAGAAAGCTTTATGCTTTACATGGAGCATACTAAGCAGTTTCAAGAGAATTTAAAGCAAACAATTAAATCGTCTAAAGGTGTATTTAGGATGATTAAAAGCACTGATAAAGAAAGAGTGGTTATTAATTATGCGCGCCTTTATAGAAAAACGTTTCCAGAGAATACCCCTACAGAAATGGGTAACTTGACATTAGAGTCAAAAGAATGGTTATTTGACCGTTCTAATCCGCCAATAAATACACGCGCTCTAAAGAATTTGAAGCCAGATATGAGTGAGAGGGATATTGAGATTACACTGAGGGAAGCGACGGAAAGTTTGCTCGGTATAGGTATTTTTGTTAAGGCAAACTCAGATGCGGATGAAGCATTTAATTTACACTTATTCATGCTAGATATAATCATGGTTTTGACTATTCTTCAATCTATAGGACTTATGGGTCGAGAAGATGTAGACTTCATAAAGGGTGAAACTATGAAATATTTGAAGCCGTTTTTTAAAGAGTCAGAGTAAGATTGATAGAACTTGCAAACCCCCCAATCCTGATATAGTATTTTCTATGTTGAAGAAATCCGCTTAGTTTTACGACTGAGCGGATTTTTTTTGCTCTATGCTACTTGCTTTGCCCGATCTTAATGGTCGGGCTTTTTTATGTGTGAAACAAAAGGCCAGCTATGAAACTTGTACTTAAACGCTTTCCAACTCCTAACGGCATATTTGGCACGTTTGGTGAGCTGTATGATGAAAAAGGCGAGTTTATTTGTTTTACAGTCGAGCGCGAGTGGAATAACAACAAACCTTATGTTTCGTGTGTGCCTTGTGGATTATACGACCTAGAGCCCCACGAAAGCCCAAACCATGGAACGTGCTACGCGCTACAGCAAAAAAACTTAGGCGTAACTATCTATGGACCATCACAACGAACACATATTCTTATACACATCGCAAACAAAGCAACGGAGTTAGCCGGTTGTATTGCGCCAGGCAAATCGCTTGGTGTTGTTGGCGGTGAGTGGTCTGTTTTGAATAGTGGCGGCGCTTTTAACTTGTTAATGACATTGCTTGACGGTAAGCCTGCAACTTTGGAGATAGTAAACGCATGAGCGATAACTTTTTCACTAAAGCAATAGGCTTTGTAAGCGGTGGCTTTGGCTCGACAGTTGTAGAAGCCGTTAAAGATTATTTCCCGCCAAGCATGAGCGAGCAAGAGAAAGCCGAACTTTCTTATCGCATTCAAGCAGCCACAGGCCAGCAAGCATTACAGATGCAAGAGCTAAACAATGAAGCGCAAGCTGAGTTTAATAGACGCATTGCTGAGCTTGAAGGTACGGCCAAAGATTTAAAGTCTATCCCTTTACTTGGTCCAATCATGCTGTTTTTACGTGGTTGTCAGCGTCCGGTGTGGGGCTATTCGACTCTGTATATTGATTTTAAAGTATTCAGCGGCGCTTGGGTTGGTTTGACGAACACACAAGAAAGCGCCTTGTGGATTATTAACTTTTTAGTGCTTGCTTTTCTATTTGGCGAAAGAGCAATGAAAAACGTAACGCCGCTTATTGAGCGGATCATTAAAACAAAACTAGGAAAAGCGTAATGCCACCAGAGTCAGGGCCAATACTAAAGCACTTAATTGATCTAGGACTTGGTTATGTGTGGTTTATCTTGCTCGCTATATGGGGTGGAACCGTGAACTATATCAACCGCAGAAAAAGCGAAAAGACACCGTTTAGCGTTGTTGAGCTTATTGGTGAGTGGGCGATTAGCGGCTTTGCTGGAATTATCACAGTGCTTATTTGTCAAGAAATGGGTATGTCGGTAACCATAACAGCGGCAACGGCTGGCATATCGGGGCATATGGGCGGTAGGTCTATCTTTTTGCTAGAGCGATATTTTCAAAGTCGCATTGGCTTGAAGGGCGGCAACGGTGACAAGTAGTGTCAAAGTGGACCGATTTAAACGAGCTATTTCAAAAGCAGCACGCAGAAACAGGCGTATCACTTAAAGAATTTTGCGACAGCCACGGTTTAAGCTACAGCACAGCGCGTAAGCACATAAAAACATCAAGAAAAGCACCGCGCAAAGTAGTTAAAGACGAAGGGCAAAAGCTAAAAAGAGCGCCGAACTTTAAACACGGTGGTTATACAAAGTATTTTAAGCAAGGCATTAATCAGTTAGTTGAAGCAACAACGCTAGAAGATGAACTTGATTTATGTCGCGCTCGCATTCACATGGTTATGGACTCGATTGAGGGTATCCAAAAGCTATTAGATGATGCGGATACTACAAACGAATCGAAAGTGATGCTTTACGAGTCGTTATTTAAAGCTGAAATGTCACTTGATAGAAATGTCATACGTGCTGAGTCGATAACTAAAACGCTATCAAGCCTTGAGACAGACACACTAGCACGCGGTAAGCTTATTGCTGAAACGACACGTATTAAGCAACAAACACAAGCGCTGGTTAACGCGACCAAACGCGGTAAGCATCAGGCGGAAATTGCAGAGCATGAAGCTGCCAAAGCGCGTAAAGAGGCAGGCGGCACTAGTAAGCTTGATGATTTCATTGATAAACGCACAGGCGGTTTAGATACGGTGGTTAGTCAGTAATGCAACCAAAGCCAGCTAAATACCCTAAGAGCACATGGCTCACAGAAGAAGAACGCTTTAATTTAGATGAAGTAGAGCTTTTAGAGCGATGCGAACCCTATCTTGATTGTTGGTGGTGGCGTTTAAACAACTTATACATCATAGCGGACGAGAAAGGCCGTGAAGTATTGTTTCGTTGTCGTATAGCGCAAACCATGCTTTTTGTAACGATGTGGTTTTTAAACATCATCTTAAAAGCGCGCCAGCTTGGCTTTAGTACAGCAATACAGGTTTTTATCCTAGACCATGCCATGTTTAACGATAACAGGCAGTGCGGAGTAATCGCCCAGGGTAAAGAAGAAGCCAGCGCCATATTTTCATCTAAGATACTTTATCCCTACGAGCGGCTACCGAGCTGGCTTAAAACGGGCAAGCGCTCAGTTAAAAGTAAAACTGGCACCGGCATAAAGTTTAATAATGACTCATGGATACGTGTTGCTGTTTCGTTCCGCTCGGGAACACTTCAAGTATTACACGTATCAGAATACGGCAAGATATGCGCTAACTACCCACTACGAGCAGACGAGGTTCAATCTGGCTCACTGAATGCGGTACATGAAGGCTCTTATATTTTTATAGAGTCAACAGCAGAAGGCGCAAGCGGCAATTTCTTTGATATGTCAGTCGATGCCATGGATTTATCAGCATCAGGCATTGCGCTAGGCCAGCAAGATTTTAAATTCCACTTTTATCCATGGTTTGATGATCCTAAGTATGTGGCACCAGTACCGACAGGTGGTTTAAAACTTTCAAAGGAAAAGGCCAAATACTTCAAAGCAGTTGAAGCAGCTAACGGCGTAAAGCTCACAGACGAGCAAATAAGCTGGTACATAGGCAAGGAGCGCAACCAAAAAGGCAAGATGAAGCAGGAATATCCATCTACACCGATGGAGGCTTTTTTAACATCAGGCCGCAAAGTATTTGATAGTGACGATTTAATGCGTGTCGAAGGGCGCTGCGTTAAGCCGTTACTCGTTTATGATCTTGAGCCATACACCGGCAACATGAAGAAAATGAACGGCAAGGTTGATTTAAACGCCAAAGGTAGCGATAAGCTGGCCCAATCAACACTCGGCTACCTGCTGATATGGGAATTACCAGACGAAAACGAGGACTACGCAATAGGAAGTGACGTAGCAGAAGGACTTGAACACGGAGATAGAAGCTCATTAGACGTTGTTGCCAAATCGGATGGGCGACAGGTAGCACATTGGTTCGGTCATATAGACCCTAAGCGGTTTGCACACATAAACAAGCATATCGGACTTATGTATAACAAGGCCTATATCGGCGTTGAGCGAAACAATCACGGTCATGCGACACTTCAAGAGCTTGTTGAGATTTACCCAACGAGCCGGATTTACACGGAAGAACACATTGATCGCGAAGATACGGACGAAGAAACACGCAAGGTAGGCTGGCACACAAGCGCACAGTCAAAACCAATTCTTACCAGTGGATTAGACGCACTGCTAACGAATGATGCTGACGGCATTGTTTGGCGCGGTACTTCTAGCGAGCTAAGCACATTTGTTTACGACAAAAAAGGTCGAATGGGCGCACAGCCTGGCGGGTTTGATGACCAGGTAATGAGCTATGCAATTGCACAAGAAATGCGAGTCAGAATGCCTAAACGACTAATTAAAGATAATACACCCGCACCACACAACCCTAATCATTGGATGGCAAGATAACAAATGGCTGATCACGTAAAATCAAATAAAGACGGCTTTACGCTAGACAAGCTGTTAACGCTGTTAGGCGATATAGATAGCCAGCCAGATTGGCGCACGCCTGCAACTAAAGCGTGTGCTTATTATGATGGCGACCAGTTAAGTGAAGAAATCAGAAAAGTTTTGCGAGATCGCGGCCAGCCAGAAATAGTACACAATATGATTGGCCCCACTATTGATGGCGTACTTGGTTTAGAAGCACGCTCGCGCTCTGACTTAATGATTGTGGCAGATGACGAAAACGGCGATGAACTAGCAAACGGACTAAATGAAAAGTTTAAAGACGCGTGGCGTTTATCTCATGCTGATCGCGCTTGTTCAGATGCGTATGCTAGTCAATTAAAAGCAGGCATTGGCTGGGTTGAAGTGACTAAAAACCCTATTCCTTTTGCTGCGCCTTACCGTGTTAAGTATATTCACCGCCGCGAAGTATGGTGGGATTGGAACGCGCAAGAGGCAGATCGCAGCGATGCGCGCTGGATGCTACGTAAAAAATGGATGGACCTAGACGAAGCGCTTGCAACCTTTCCTGATCACAAAGAAATTTTAAAGCAGTCAGTCAACTTGTGGGAAGATTTTTACAATACAGTTGATAAAGAACACATGGATGATCATGCGTTACACGCTGCATGGCATGATAGCCAAAGCTGGAATCGTGGCATGAGCGAATGGCTAGACCAAACTCGCAATCGTGTTTTGCTTCAAGTTGTTTATTACAAAGTATGGAAGCGCGCACACGTTATAAAAATGAGTGATGGGCGCATTATCGAGTACGATAAAACAAACCCAATACACCAAGCGGCAGTGCAAAGTGGCAAAGTGCGCCTTGAATATGCTTCATTCCCTAATGTTCGTGAAGCGTGGTTTGTAGGCCCTCACCGTATTATCGACAGGCCTAGTGAAGCACCAGGCGGTATGTATAACTTAGTGCCTTTTATTGGCTACCAAAAAGATGCAAGTGGCGAGCCTTACGGCCTTATTAGTCGCATGGTGCCAGCGCAAGACGGTATTAATGCGCGTGTTATACGCCTTAATTACCTTTTACAAGCGCGCAGAATCGTTGCTGATGAAGATGCTACACAGCTAAGCGACTCACGATTAAAAGAAGAAGTGGAAAAGCCGGACGGTTATATACCGCTGAATCCTGAGCGTAAAAACAAGCTAAAAGCCTCTGACGCGTTAAGCATTCAAAACGATGTAGGCATAGCAGCGCAGCAATTTAACCTCATGCAAAGCGATATGAAGTTAATCCAAGATACGGCAGGCGTTTATAATTCAATGCTAGGCCAAGATAGTAATGCAACAAGCGGTGTTGCTATCTCTAACTTGGTTGAGCAAGGCACAACAACACTCGCTGAATTAAATGATAACTTTCATTTTTCACGTAACAGAGTAGGTGACTTGCTACTGGCTTACATTATTGAGGACTTAAAGCCTCAAAATAACATTCAAGTCACTGTTAATCGCAACGACAAAGCAAAGCGCAAGCAGATTGTGCTTAACCAGCCTAACGAAGAAGGCAAGCGCAATAACGATGTTGCACGCTGGAAAGGGCATATTGCACTGGCACCGGTTAAAGCTACGCCAACGTATCGCCAGCAACAAGCAACGTTATTAAGCAATGTAATGGCACAAATACCGCCAGAAGCACAAGCAGCGACAATGCCTATGTTCGTTGAATTAATGGACCTACCAAACAAAGAGGAATTTTTAGCAACTCTACGCCAGGCGTTAAATATTCCTAAGCCTAAAGAAGATATGAGCGAAGAAGAACTTGCACAAGCGCAGGCCCAAGCTGAAAAAGCACAGGCTATGGAGCAGCTACAAATGCAAGAGATTCAAGGCAAGCTCGAAAAACTAACGCTCGAACGAGAGCAGCTTCGAGCCAAAATTATCGAGCTACAAAAGAAAACCGAAACAGAAGAAGTTAAAGACGACAAGTTGATAGCTGAAACTGAAAAGATTTTAAGTGAAGTACGCAGAAGCAATGCTGAAATAGCGGCAATGAAATCAAACGTACAAGCAAATATTCAACAGCAACTAGACGCAATACAGGTGTAGCAATGAGCGAAACAAAAGAAGTTATTAACGTGGTGCTTTGTGGTGATGATGACGCAGCGGTCCACATACGCGAAGTAATGGCAGAGTATCAGTGCTTTAAAGTGGTTCAAGCCGCAGAGATTAAATCAGTAGAAAAATTAGACGGACAACCTGAGCTTTCTTTGGTTATTGGCATACCTGGAACTGACATTGATTTACCTTACATTGCCAGTCAAGAGTTAATATCGCGATATACACCGATAGCAGGCGATTACATTGTGCTGTATGAAAACGACTATGTATCAATAAGCCCCAAGCAAGTGTTTGAAGAAGGCTATAACAAGATTGAATTTGTTGATGTTGGTGGCGACAACGATCTTGGCATACCGCAAGAGCATATGGGTCAAGTTAAAGCCATTGCAAAAATGTGTCACGAAGTAAACAGAGCCTATTGTGCAGCATTACGAGAAGAACAGCCAAGTTGGGAAATGGCCCCGCAATGGCAAATTGATTCTGCTATTAAGGGCGTAGCGTTTCACATTTTAAACCCTGACGCACCGGCTAGTGCTTCTCATGATAGTTGGATGGCTGAGAAAGTAGTCGCTGGTTGGAAGTATGGCAAGGTAAAAAATGTTAAGAAAAAAGAGCACCCATGTATGGTGCCATTTCATCATCTATCAGTAGAGCAGCAAGCCAAAGACTATATTTTTAGCGCTATCGTCAAACAAGCCATTCACGCGGGGTAAGCATGAACATACTCAAGCACTGGTTTTTAAAATACATAATGCCAGCGTTTGAGCCGGCGAATATAGAAAATCAAATGGTGTGGTACGGCCTGCGCCTTATTCAACAAATGGCCGGCGGATAACAGCAATTAGCTGGGGAGGTTTAAATGTAAAGCTCCGCAAACCATACAGATAAAACGTACTACGCAGAAACGAAGCCGCTTTTGAGCAATCAGAGGCGGCTTTTTTGTGCGATGCACAACTCGCAAGGGCAGCGATACGCCTAAATTTTAATTTTCGTAACCATACGTTAAATGGTCGATGGGGTAATGAAGTGGATGATCTAGACGAGATATTAGCAAATGGCACTGACGAAGAAATCGAGGCAGCACTAGCCGGCCTTGATATTGAAGGTGAAACACTATTTGGTGGCGAAGATGGCGAAAAAGAGCCTGTAGTAGAAACCAAACAAGAAGCACCTGCAGCAGAGCCGAAGCAGGAAGTAAGCGAAACACCAGCTAAAACAGACGTAGAAGGGGAGTCGTCAACCAAAGAGGGTGAAGCACCAGAGGGTTTTGTTGAAATTGACGGTGAATACTACGTTAAGGCAACGGACGTAAGCAGCAAGAACGGTCAACACAGTTTACCGTATGACGTACTTGTGCAAACGCGTGAACGCGCAGCAGCAGCCGAAGCCGAACGTGAAAGACTAGCCGCCGAAAAAGCAGAGCTTGAAAGCCAGTTTGAGGAAACAAAGCGTGTAGCTGAGTTACATAGCAGCCAGTTAAAAGAGGCTGGAATGGACCCGCGCAAACTGCCAGGTGAAATGCTTAAAGATCCTGAGCTAATGGAACGCATAAAGGACGAATATCCAGAGCTAGGCGAATTAGTTAGTGAACTTGCTAACCAAATTCAGCAATACGGCAGCAAAACCAAGCCAGAGCCACAACAACCTGCAACACAAAATGAAGTGCAAGACGCGTTTGCAAATTCACAGCACTTAAAGCAGTGGATGGAAAATGACGTTGATAAGTGGGATATGGCAAAGGTTATTGATGACAAGCTCGCAAAAGACCCATCGTTTGCAAATAAATCTGTAGCAGAGCGATTTAAGGAAGTTGAAAAGCGCGTACAAAGCGCCTTTGGTGAACAGCACAAGCCTAAGCCAAGCAACGCAAACTCTGCACCAATCCCAAATACACCTACTGACGTAGGCACACAAGCTAGCGATCTGAGCGCTGACGCAGGTTTACTCGACAAGGATGCTGCGACTATCACAGCAGAAATGGAGAGCATGACCGAGGCGCAAATTGAAGCGATGCTTGAGAATGCGTCAGATTTTCTCTAGGAAATTAAAATGAGCACAATTACAAAAGCACAAGCAGCTAAAGCGTTTGGCGCTGCCCTGTTTACACATACACGCCGTCAAAATACGTTCGTGAACATGCTAACAGGCGCAGCACCTAAAGCGGCTAAAGCAGATATGGCACACGGCAAAAAGCAAACTGAAAAGGGCGCGCCGGTGGTTATGATCAATGACTTACAAAGCCAAGCCGGTGACACGGTTGAAATGGATTTATTCCACAACCTAAGCGGCTTACCAACAATGGGCGATAAAAAACTGGAAGGCCGAGGCGAGAGCTTGAGCAAAACAGTGTTTGAGTTGCGCATTGACCAAGGCCGTAAGATGGTTGATAGCGGCGGTAAAATGTCGCAAAAGCGTACTAAGCACAACCTGCTTAGCACTGCTAAAACGCTGTTAGGTAACTACTACAACGATCTTAAAGATGAAGTTGCTATGTACCACCTAGCCGGTGCGCGTGGTTCTTTTGCACCAGACGATATTATTATCCCACTTGAAGATCATGAAGAATTTAAAGAAATCATGGTTAACGATGTGATGGCTCCAACATATGACCGTCACCAGTTTGGTGGTGATGCGACTAGCTTTGAATCGATTGATGCTGCGGATATTATGACGCTTGAAAAGCTGGACGACTTAGCGCTTATTTTGGAAGAGCAAGCTAACCCAATGAAGCACATTAGCTTTGAAGCTGACCAAATGGCTAACGAGTCGCCGTTCTTCTTGTTATTCGTAACGCCGCGTCAATGGCGTGATCTTTATGCTTCTGCGACTGATAAAAAGTTACAAGAGCTACAATCACGCGCTATGAAACGCGGCCAAGGCTTTAACCACCCTGTATTCAAAGGTGACATTATCATGTGGCGCAACATTCTTGTACGCCAATACCGCAAGCCTGTACGTTTCTATGCTGGCGATACTGTAACGGTATCTAACAACGACAAGTTAGCAACAACCAAACAAGTAACAGCCGGCACTACCATTGACCGCGCTATCTTACTTGGTGGCCAAGCGCTTGCGAATGCTTACGGTAAGTCTGATTCAGGCTCGCACTTCTCTATGACTACTGAGAAAACCGACCATGGCAACGCAAACGAAACCGCTATCGTGTGGATGAATGGTTGTAAGAAAGTGCGTTTCTCTGACAAGTCAGGTCGCGTAAACGATTACGGCACGATGGTAATTGATACGGCTGTATCTCTACAGTAAGCCCTTTAGCCGGAGCAATCCGGCTTTTTTACTTTAACTTTTAGTAATTGGATAAAATTATGAAAGAAACATTTTATAAAGGTGCTGCCGGTAATCTATCGCTACACCTGGTAACACTTTCACTTGCTGCGCTAGCGGCTAATGCTACAACTGTTGCTTCTGATAGCCTGCCAATTGGTACGCAAATTACTGGCGTTCGAATTGTTAATGATGCGCTAGGCGCTGACACTGAGCTAACAGTTCAGGTTGTTGATCATTCAGGTGGTGAGAAGGACTTAGCCGCTTTCGATACGTCAAGCGCTGGCAATGCGAGTGAGTTTGTTAAGCCTGTATATATTGGCGATGAAGGCCCAAGCGACTTAGTTGTTAAAAATACCGGCACTGGTACAGCCGCCGGCGATGTTGTTATCGAATTAGAGTACCGCTACAAAGGTTACTAAGCCTTTTAGATACACGTTTAAATCAAGCCTCGCTTTTTGCGGGGCTTTTTTATTGGGGAATATCCATGAGTAATACAACGAATATCGTTTACATCGGTAAGAAGCCTTTTAAAAAAGATACTGTATGTAATACACGCACGCGCTTTAAGCAGGGCGAGCCAACGCCAGTGCCAAACGAGCTAGTACAGCGCTTTTTAGACTTTCCTCAAGTGTGGGCGCTTGAGTCGGAAGCTAAAGGCCACCTTGAGCGTCAAAAGTTCCTTGAGGAAAAAGCCGAAAAAGAGCGCATTGAGCGTGAAGAAGCGGAAAAGCAAGCGGCGCTTGATGCAAGCATGTTAATTACCGTTGATGGCGAAGAAATCGACTTAGGCAAGTACAGTTCAAAGCAGCTTGATACCTTTGTCGAAGCGCACGATTTAGTCATTGAAGGCGCTAAAAAGCCTGTGCCAGCATACTGTAAAAAAGTACGTGATGCTATGCGTGCCAAATTAGCAGAGCAGGAGTAATTTGTATGGCGCAATTAAGAGAGCTAATACCGCTAGTCCGTGAACGGAGCGGTGGTGTGATTGATAAATTCGCCTTAGAACACCTTAAACGCGCCTACCAAAAGTTTTGTACTGAATCGCGCTTTTTGGCAAGACAGATAATGCTTGAAAGCGGCAGTGCAAAGCAGTTACCTGTTGACGATCTGCATGTTTTTGGTGACGTTGCATTTGTGCTTGATGATAACGGGCGAGAGCTGCTTAGAGGTAATGATTATACTGTGTCTACAAGTGGAGAGCTAACACTTCACAAGAGCACTCCTTATTACAACGTTTTCTACCATATAAACCCCCAAAGAATCCTGCCCGATGATTTTGACGCAAACGATGAAGTGGTAAATCGGTGGGCTGAATACCTTGCGGATGGTGCGGCATCAACACTTATGAAAATGCCAAATACGGCATGGACTGAGTTGAATGTGGCAAGTTACTACAGCCGTGTTTTTACTGAGGGATACCGAGAAGCTTATCGAGTTGCGGTTAACGCACTAGATGAGCAACGACCTAAACAAACGAGAGTATTTTACTAATGGCTATTGTCTCATCGAATGAAATCCTACAGCGTGTAAATAAGCTTTTAAACGATCCTGGCTATACACGCTGGCCTAAAGACGAGTTACTTAACTACCTTAATGACGCGCAGAGAGCTATTGTATTGCGCCGCCCTGATTCATACACAGCGGACATTGATGATTTTACATGCGTAGAAGGCACAAAGCAGTCATTGCCCGCCGATGCGCTAAAACTTATTGATGTAACACGCAATGTAAGCGGCAAGGCTATACGCGGGCCATACAATCGTCAGGTGCTAGACGATAACTACGACACATGGTACGCAGGTAAAGACGCAAACGAAGTCGAGCTTTACATCTATGACGAGCGAAACCCTAAAACGTTTTATGTTTACCCGGGAGTGATGAATGGCACAGTGCTCACGCTTGTATATTCAAAAGCGCCTTCTTCTATATCCACAGAAGATAATGATAACGGCGAAGTGATTGCGCTTGATGACATTTATGTGAACGCCATCATTGAATGGATTTTATATCGTTCTTACGCCAAAGATGCTGAATACGCAGCTGATCCAAACAAGAGTCAAATGCACATGGCAGCATTCAGAAACCAGCTAGGCGAAAAAAGCCAAGCCGATGTGGCAATGATGGGCGAAGAAAAGGGGCAATAGCATGGCGGCAAGCGCAGGCGCGTGGTATCGCGTAGGAACGGTAAATGTATCAGCTAACTCAACCAATGTGGCAGGCATAGAAACTGCTTGGGAAAATGACGTTATAGCCATTGCTATTGGTGATGCTTTTACGGTTGACTCAAAAACATGGTATGAAGTAATCGCCGTAAACGGCGATACCAGCATAACAATTGACCGCCCGTTTGAAGGCAGCTCTGAATCATCTAAAGAATATGCAATATTACGGAATACGTCCGGCACAATCCTTACACGTTTAGCTGGGCAGATAGCCGTACAGTTTAACCAAAAGCAATTGTTTTTAGATGAGTTGCGAAACTGGCTTACATCAGAAGATGAAACGGCAACGCTCACTGACAGCCACGGCATAGAGCATGTTGTTAAGACGGTTAATAAAATTCAAGAGATAACAGGAACAGCAGCTAGTAGAGATGTAGCTACAAACGGCCTTGATGCTACTCCTGACAGGGTTTTAAAGGTTGGTTCGGGTGGTTTGATGGCAGGCGCAGTATCGATTACAAATGCAGATGACGCGCTATTAGGTTCGTTTGGAACATCATCACAGTTGACTCATGCAGAGGCCGTGGCAGCGGGGTTTCCCGATATTGGGTTGTCCGACTCCACACCAGTATGGTGGAACATCATTACCTGGGGAAGCGCAGCTAGAACCTCACAGGTAGCAATACAAATATTTAGGGGGTCGAGGCAGGGGTTAAAGTTTACTCGTGTCAAACACGATAACATATTTAGTAAATGGAAACTTGAAAAATATAAAACTGTATTTTCACCAGGGAGCGGGGATGCAGCAGCTAGTGCAACAAGATTTAACATGAGCGCTATCTTTTTCAAACTTTATGTAGACCTCCCATCACCGCCAGTATCGATAAGTGTAACGGGGCAATTTGACATCAAAAACGCCAACGGTGTGGTTGCTGCGTCAAACGTATCGCCAAGACTCAGCGCTGCAGTTTCAAGTATGAGCCTTTGTAATATTATTGTTGATGGGTTGGAGGGAGCGCTTGGTGATGTTTTTGAATATTATCTAGTTGCAGCATCTAATGATGCAGAAATAAAGGTCAATTATTAATGCTAAATTTTATAAATGATAACGACTTTTTGCTAGTCGATAAATATAAGCAAAACGATGGCGAATCAGTTAGCTGGACCTATAAAGATGGTGGTACACTCCATAGCGGGGTTATTCGTAAAGGTATGACTTCAACAACCCAAGTACCGGATGGAACAGAGCTGGTTAAAGTAGGAGAAAAGCTCGCTTTAGACAACGAGGGCAACCAAAAGTTAGATGGCTATGGGCAGTCGTTATTCGAACCCGTTTATGAAGATCAGCCAAAGTATAAAACTGAAACCGTTGATATTTGGGATAAACTTCAAACTATGATAGCGCAAGGTAATGTAGTTGTTGATACCTCCCATTTGTTAGGCGAGGCAAAAACTACAGCAAAAGGAATCATTAATTCTACACACGATAAACTTAATAACGCCGATATTGATTATAACGGCTATACATTCCAAGCAGGTGAGCAGTCCAAAAGCGATATAATGGGGGCTGTGGTTACTGGAACAGATACCATTTGGTTAACGCGGGATAACCAAGAAGTTGAAATGTCAGCCGAAGATATGCGAGGCCTTGGCATTGTTATCGCTAACCGTAAAAAGTCTTTAGTGTATAAGGCCCGTCACTTTAAAGATGCGCTGGACGAGTTAAACGATGAGACCGAAATAGAGTTTTTTATCAACAACTTAGATTGGAGTGCTTAATATGCGCGTTATATTTTGCACAAACAACATGCCGTTTAGCTTACTTATAAAGCTGGTAACTTGGTCACAGTGGCACCATTGCGGTGTCATTGTGAAAGAACAGGGCATTGACTATGTGATTCACGCCAAAGCAACTAAAGGCGTTATCAAGGAGTCGTTAGATAAATTTAAACTTGATTACCCAAATCATGAAATACGTGTGATGAACGGAAACGCCACAGATGCAAATGCGCTTTTAGGCCATAAATATGATTTTGGTGGTGCTATCGGCCATTACTTTAGCGCATGGAATGACCCTGAAAAGTGGTTTTGCTCGGAGCTAGTTGCGTATTGTCTCGATTACGTCAACTTAGACTTTGTAGGCCGATTCACGCCGCAACGATGTTATGCAATGAGCCTACCAATCGAATAAACATATACCTACTCCCACGCCTAATACACACATCTAATAAGTGAATTTTATGCCTGCAATATCTGTTAAAACGTTTGCCGGTGAACGGCCAAAGCTAGATCCTAGATTGTTACCTAATCAATACGCTGTAGTGGCAAACAACTGCCATTTTGATAATGGTAACTTATCGCCCATCAAGAAAAACTCAGAGCAAGTGGTCGGCGTTTCAGCAAATGCGAGAACAATATTTAAGTACCTAAATGAATATTGGTTTTCTTGGGGGGGCAAAGTAAACGCTGTCTCTAGCCCTATAGCTGATGATCCATGGCAGCGAGTTTATTTTACTGGCGATGGTTACCCTAAAGTAACGAACAACGCGATATTTAGCGGCTCAAACATGCCTGCCAATGCTTACCGGCTTGGCATTCAGTCGCCAGAGGTGACTATTACCGCCCAAGTTACAGAGGCAGAAATTGAAGAAACGGATGATATTGATCCCAATGATGATGAAACACGCTACTACACGCACACGTATGTTACTGAACAAGGGGAGGAAGGACCACCAGGCGAGGCTTCGCAACGGCTAGATATTAAATACCCTGATGAAGATGGTACATATGTAACGCTTGCCTTATCGCCACCTAACGTGAACGCATCCAATATAACGCACAGAAGAATATACAGAACGGCAACCGGCGGCGGTATTGCTGATTACCTATTCGTTGCTGAGATACCCATAGCACAAGGCCAGTTTATTGATGATATACCAACAGATGAACTGGGATCATCACTTGAGACCTACGATTATGAAATGCCAAACGAAAACATGATTGGTTTAACGTCAATGGCAAACGGTATCCTTGCGGGTTTTTTTGATAGCACTGTTTGCTTTAGTGAGGCGTATTTGCCTTATGCTTGGCCTAGCGGATACCAGCTAACCACTGAGCACGAAATAGTAACCGTTGCTGCGCTTGGTAATACGCTTGCCGTTTTAACCAAAGGTTATCCATATTTATTTAGTGGCATAAGTCCTGATGCGATGGCAGGACAAAAACTTGAGTCTAATCAATCGTGCGTAAGCGACAGATCAGCAACGATAGTTAACGGCTCTTTGATTTATGCAAGCCCTGATGGGCTGATAGGATTAAACAGCAGCGGCTTAACCATGTTAACCAATCAAATAATAACAAGGGATCAGTGGCAATTATTGGACCCAAGCACAATTGAAGCTTACCACCAAGACGGCAAGTATATCGCTTTTTATGGCGAAAACTTAGACAAGGGATTTATATTTGATCCTTCAAGCGGGGATTTTCGACACTTTGAAGATGATTATGATTGTGCTTATAACAGCCTGCTTGATGATGAATTATACATTTGCACAAAAGGAGAATTGTTCAAGTGGAATGGAGGCGATGAATTTAGAGGCTACGAATGGCGCTCTAAGGACTTTGAGGCGAATGACCTTAGCTTTGCGTGCGCAATGGTTAAAGGCGTTGACCTGCAGCTTTGTGGGCTGCGTATATTTGCCGATGATACACAAGTGACAAACCTTGATATTGGATCAATACCAGATTCGGCCTTTAGGCTACCAAGCACAAGGGGGGATTCTTGGTCTTTTGAGATTTACGGTTCAGGCACTATACATAGCGTCACAATAGCAACGACTATGCGGGAGGTAGTGGCTTAATGGCGAGTTTAAAAAAAGGCAGTTTCCCTGGCATATCTAGGCAAGGCAGACAAAGCGCAACAGAAAGCGCAATAACCGAAAATATAGAAATACTCACCGGACAGCGCGGCAACGGGGAAAATAGAGCTTTATTATACAAAGACCTTTTAAACCTTGACCAAATGAAGCGTGACGCTTTAAGGAATAATGCGGGGGGTACAAACTCAGGCGGCTTGCCTATAGACACTGGCGGAATAGAGAGGCCGCACGCGCCTGTAAATGTAACGGCTACAGGCGGGTTTACGTTTATAGCTATTACTTGGGATGCGCCAACATATAGGGGTCACGCTTACGCTGAAATATGGCGCAACGAAATAGACTCTTTTTCTAGCGCTACAATGATAGCAACACAAACTGCCGATGTTCACAGCGACACGGTGAATATGGGCTCTAAATATTATTACTGGGTAAGATTTGTCAATGTTATTGATGTTAAAGGCCCAATTCAGGGCGCTGCGGGCATATATGCTGAAACTCAAAAATCAGCAGAACTAATACTTGATGAAATTGGCGGCTTAATAGAAGAATCGCATTTAAACGATTTTTTAACGTCTGCAATAGATAAAATACCAGGGCTTGAGCTATCCATTGAAAACATAATTGATTTTGAGCTGCCAGAGTTAAAAGTAAAAGTTGATGAATATGATTTAGATATTAGCAAGCTCAAAACTGATGTAGACGATGTATTGGTTGAGATACCAGACATAAAAACGAGTTTAGATGAAATAACGTTAATAACAGAGATTGCCAAAACTAATGCCAATAACGCGATTGAAAAAGTGGAGGCAATTGAATTTGATAATGACTCACTAGCAAGACAGCTAATTGAGAGTGCTTTAGTTAACGATCAAAACTGGCAGAACAATACAGCTAAATTATTCAGCTTTGAAGCAAAGCTTGATGATGCCAATGCGCGATTTGAGTCTGAATTTTTAACTAGGACAGAAGCTAACGAGGCAATAGCCGCAGCCGCTACCACCATTCAGGTGATGATAGAGGAAAATGGAACATCATTAAGTGGTGATATAGAAAACACGTACTACACCAAGGCTACCACAGACCAAGCTATTGCTGCAGCAACGTCAGCACTTAGGTCATTAATTGAAGATCCAGAGGGCAATAGTGTAGGGGCAACACTATCCAATGATTATTATACGTCAGTAGAAACAGATAGCGCGATAAGTGCTTATGGACTGCAGCTAAAATCGGACATTGAAGATCCCGAAGGGAACAGCATTGGTGCGCTAATAAAGCAAGATTACAGCACTACAGTCGATATGGAGCAGGCTATATCGCAAGCTAGCACACAATTAAAATCCGAGATAGATAATGATTTAGCAACAATCACACAGAGCTATTACACGGCCTCGGAAGTTGACAGCGCAATAACAACGTCTAGCGAACTTTTAAAGACTGAGATAGAAGATCCTTACGGGAACAGTGTAGGCGCTACGCTCTTTAATTATTACGCTACCAAAACAGATATGGAGAGCGCGGTAGCCGAAGCGATTGTAAAAGTAGGCACTGACTTTGAGCTTAACTTTGAGTTACTAGACCCAATAGCCCAGGCTGTTATCGAAAATGCGCTAGCTAATGATAAGCTGGCAGACTTAAATACCACTGTAACTGCGGAGATTATTAGCGACCAGAAATCGCTAACGAGCCAGACACAAGCTATTGCAAGCAGCGTAAATGCCTTTGAAACAAAATTTCTTAACGCTGAATCCAATATTATAGAAGTGAAAAACTCAGTATCAGAAGTTAACAAAGCGCTATCTGAAAAAACAGAGCAGCTTACTTCGCAGGTGGATGAAAACTTAGCATTTTTAGAAACTAACTATTTAACAAAAGTAGACACTGAAAGCGCACTAAGCGAGGCAACGCAACAACTAAGCTCTAGTATTGGCGATCTTCAATCTGATATTTACGAAAACTTTTCAACACTTACCACGTTAGAAGAAACAGTAAGCCAAGCTACGACTGCCTTAAAGTCCGAGGTAGACGGTGAATTTCAAAGTGCAAACGCTAACCTTCAAAATAACTACTACACCAAAGCAGCTACCGATTTTGCACTAAGCCAGGCAACAACGGCGCTAAAAAGTGAAATAGAAAACCCAGAAGGTAATAGTCTTGGTGCCACTTTGTATAGAGAATTTCAAACAAAAGCTGACGCCAATGCTGCCAGTGCATCTACTGACTTGCAGCTTGACGCCGTTTTTGAACCAAGCTCACTTGCCATTATAGAAAACGCGCTAGCAAATGATATTGAGAACACAAGACGCACGGTTATCGAGGCTGACTTTATAGAGAAGCAGCGTGTGTTTGCAAGCGCTCAAGAGTCTCTATCGCAAGAGACAAAAGCGCTAGAAAGCAAATTTAATGATAGCGAGGCTAGCATCTATGAAATACAAGAAACTATAACAAGAGACAAAGAAGCTGCCGCAAGCGAGATACTTAAACTCAACAGTGATGTTGATAACGTAAAAGCCGATTTAGTTAATAATTACTTTACGAGCGCAGACACAGAGGAAGCAATAGCGAGTGCTGATTTGGCGCTTAAATCAGCCATAGAAGATCCAGAGGGTAATAGCGTAGCTGCAAATTTGCAAAATAACTACTACACCAAAGCAACCGCAAATGAAGCTATAGCACAAAGAACAGAACAGCTAAGGGCAGAGATAGAAAACCCGAATGGGAATGGTTTAGGGGCTTTTATATACGAGAATTATTCTACTACTGTATCTGTAGAGCAGGCTATATCCTCAGCTACACAAATACTCCAATCAAGAATAGAAAACCCGAACGGCGACAGCTTAGGTGCCTTTGTTGCCAACAACTATTTTACAAAAGTAGATACAGAGCAAGCCATTTCAACCGCGTCTGAAACGCTGGTATCTCAAATTGGAGAAAATAGCTCAAGAGTGCAAACATTGAGTGAAACTGTAGCCACTAACGATGGCAAGTTTTCAGCCCTGTGGGGCGTAAAAACAAGCGTTAACGGGCTACAATCAAGCATTGGCCTTGTTAATGACGGCGTAGAGCCTATATTCGCAGTTAAGGGCGCTAAGTTTGCAGTAATAACAGATCAAGATCCTACCAACTTAACACCTGTTTTTGCGGTGTCGGACGGTAAGACAGTTATTAATACGGCGATTATTGACCAAGCATTTATAAGAAACTTAGTCACAGATGACTTATTAGCTAACCGGTTACTTGTCGGTTCAAGACTGACCACCCCATCAATTAACTATAATCCAAGCAACGGAGCAAGAAGCAGCAACTTTTCTATAGACCCTAACGGCAATATGCTTGCAAAGAGCGCGACCCTTGAGTCTGTCACAATAAAAGATATAAACGGCAATATCGTTATGAACTCAAGCGGCGCAATAAATGCCGATGCAATCGAGGGGTTAAACTACAATGACTTGAGTGGAAAACCTACGCTTGGGCCATTCGCAGGACTTAGTAAAATATTGAGCTCAAATGTATCTACGTACATCGCCAACGGCGCTATTGGTTCAGCTCAAATAGATCAGGCGTATATAAATCAGCTGTTTGGTAATAACGCCAGCTTTTTTGGTACCGTTTACGCGCAGAATCTTGATGGTGATGTTATTGATTTAACAACAAAGAATATTGGTCGAATTACTAACTCTGGATCTGGTGAAGTCGAGGTTGCAAGGTTTTCAGTATCAAGCCAGCCATTCCAACGAAAAATAATGATTGATGGCATTAGGGTTTCTAGTAATCCATCATCTAACTCTAACGCATCGAGTACAACACTTAATCTTTACATGTCTGGTTACTCGTCAGCTAGAGATAGCGTGACAGAGCAAACAAACCTCGATACAGGCGATAGAATATCGCCAATCTTACTTGCTACTATTCCTGCAAACTCAAGCAGGACGGTGTACGTTAGGATAAGCAAAGGCGGCACTGGTGAACAAGTTGCAGCTTTACCGCAGAGAATAGTAGCGAGGGTTTTCAAGGACGGATCTACAATTTCATAATGGATAAACCCCCCAATATAGGTTAGTATTTTATCACAATGGAAAAGTCACACCTGCAATGCGTGTCATGGTCTAAGTACCGTGACCGGCTTAAAGAGCCAATAACTCGAATAGGCAATATTGCAAACGACCCACACCTATACCAAGAAATCGACAAAGCCTGCTCAAACGAGTGGGCTTTTTTGTTTTTGGTGCCTGATGGTTTCTTTATCTTGTGGCCGCGCCACATTGAAAACCAGACATATATTGAGATCACTGTCGCGTCTTGCCATGGCGGAAACGCTACACAGCGATACTTACACCACATAATTAGGCTTGCTAAGTGCGGCAAGGCTAGCTTTATCGAATTTGCAACCGCTAGACGCGGTTTTAACAAAGTAGCCCCCTTGCATGGTTGGGTTCACGCTGGCGTGCGTGATGATCTAACCGTGTGGCGGCATTTTTTAGGGGAATAGTAATGGGTAAATCCAGCGGCGAAGTTAAAGAAACCGAATATGAAAAAGAGCTAGCAAAAGTATATGCCGAGGAGTGGGGCTACTACCAAGAGAGCATTGTTCCATTTGAAAATCAGGTTATTGAAGATGCTAAGCAAGCCAATGACGCAAGCGTTTACGATGACATAGCCGAAAACACTAACCTTGGTTATAAAAAATCATTTTCAGAAGCCAGCAATAACACACTTTCAAGTATGGAATCGAACGGCATAAACCCCAACAGCGGTAAGTTTAAAAGCGTTGTTAGTGATATGGCGGACAATGAAGCGTCAGTTACTAGTGATGCTAAATCGCGCTCACAAGTGGCCGGTCAAGAGCGCTACATAGGGAAAATGAGCAATGTTATGGCAATGGGGCAAGGGCAATCGCAAGAAGCCACCGCAACACTCAGCGATATAGCGGCTGGCGCTCAGCAAAAGGCATTTAATGATGCAAACAATAGCAGGCAACAATCAGACTCAATCTTAGGCGCGGCGGGTGCGCTGGCGGGCGCTGCAGGCAGCTATTACAGCAACTTACCCAACGTTGACGTTAACGATGCCAGCATTATCGCTGGAACGCCTAACAACAATGGCTATCCAGTAGCTTAGGGGGATATATGGACGAAGATTTTGAATACGATATTTACGGTATTGATCCCACTAATATCAGAACAGACAGCTATCAAGACGCATTAGCTGATCTAACTCGCCAGCAATTTGAAGATTACAAAAACCGTTTTTTACCTGTGCAAGAAGAATTGTTTGGCCTTGCTACTAGCGACAAATTGCTAAATGAGCAGTTAGAGCGCAATGAAAAAAATATAGGCACTTCTTTTAAACAATCTGAGGTGGCCGAAACGCAGCGCTTAGGCCGATACGGTTTGTCGCCAGGAGATACAAAACAAAGCAGCGCTAACACAGGCCTTTTAAAAAGCCTTACAACGGCCTCTGTAAATAATGAAACGCGTGAATCTGTAGACGATTTACAAAACCAAATACTAACGGGGCAAGGCGGCGCGCCTAAGTCTCTAGCTGATATTGGAGGTAGCTAATGGGCTATTCAATTATGCAAGCAGGCCAAAGTACGAAGAACAAGGCCACAGGCTCACTTAAAACATTGTCGGATATGGAACAAAACCGTGAAATGACAAATGATAATTTAGATCAGCAGCAGAAAAGCGCGCAAATGAGCGGCACAGCAAGCGGGGCTATGGCCGGCGCTATGATTGGCGGTCCTTGGGGTGCGGCTATTGGCGGTGCAATTGGTTTTGTTGCAGGTTCACTTTAAGGGGTAATGTATGGCAGGCGCATTTGTAGATGGTGCATTGAAAGGCTTTGAAATGATGGAACGCCATCAAGCACGAAAAGATAATAAAGCCCGGTTAGCTGATATGGATAAACGCAACGACCAACGCTATCAAGATAGTTTAGAGCGACAAGCGCAGTTAGATGAAGAACGAAAAAACAATCGCGAGCAGGATTTAAAATGGCGCGAAAGCCAGGCTAAAGCAAGCGAAGATTACCGCAATAGCACGCTTGAAGCGAACCAGCAGCAAAGACAGTGGCAGCAAAACTACCAAACGCAGCAGGCGCAGTGGCAAAAAGACCAGCAAGCAATACCCGTAGCGTGGCAGTCGTTTAGAGAGACAGGCCAAGTGCCAGAAGAATTAAGCGATGTACTTGCACGCAACAAAGGAATGGACCCGCGCACATATATGAAACCGGAATACCGCGAAGCGGTTAAAGGGCTTAGCACAAAGCTTGATACGGTGATTAAAAGCGGAAACATGGCCGAGGCCAATTCACCTGAAACCATTAAGTTATTTAACGGTGTATTCAAAGACAAGATTAATTCATCCGTTGGTCAATATGACGAGACCGTTAAATCAAAAATTGCCAGTGTCGATTTTGCTGGTTTTGTGCCGGCAGAGCGTAAAGACGGCAGCGTAGCCTTAGCGTTACAAGTCACTTATGAAAACGGCGCAAAAGAAATCAAACCAATGACCAAAGGCCGAACGTCTGAGGGTGATGATCCTGTAATGACGTACACGCCTAAAGAGTTAGTAGGCACTATCAAGGCGCGTGCAATGATGGCTGATATGATAGAGCGCCCCGAATATTGGGATAAAATGGGCGCAGAGGTTGCGGCTAACTTTGGCCGCGGCACAAAAGCCAGCTCAAGCCGTGGCAACGATTATCAAAAACAACTCAACTCTATTCAAGATGAAATGACCAAAGCCCTTGCAAAAATTGAGGGTGGTTCAGACTTGGATTACCTAGAAGATGGCGGCAGAGAAGCCGCGAAAAAGCGCGTAAAAGACCTATATCAGAGCCGCATTAATCAGCTCCAAAATGCTTATGGCATTGAATCATCAGGCGGTGATAACGGGGGAGGTGGTAGCCAGTCCAAATACACAAGCAAAATAGATGGTATTGATGCAGGCGGTGTTATCAAGAAATTTATGGAAGCCAACAAAAATCTAACTGAACAACAAGCTACGCAAATAGCTATCCAACAAGGATACTTATCAAATGGCCAATAAAATACTAGACCCATTTACTAATAAAGAAATCGAATTTATTGATCCCTTTGCAAAGCCAGAAGCCGAAGGCGGTATGTCTGCAGCGCTAGGAGCAGGCGTTGATAAGTTACAAGAGCTTGGCTATCGAGCCGTTAAGGGCTTTACTGACGTTGGTGTGCCAGAAGAAGAACAAACAGACGCATTAGGCAAAGCCATAGGCCAAGGTGGTACGTTATCTAAGTGGGCGCAAGAAGGCATAGATCGCAACGTAAAGGAGCAGCAATCATACGAGCCAACAGTTAAGTCATATAAAGATATTGATGGCCTAAGCAGCTTGGGCAGCTATACCGGCGAACTTGTAGCGGGCTCATTGCCTTATATGGCGGGTGCGGCTACAGGTATCGGCGCGTTTGGTATGGCTGGCGGTTTATCTAACGAAGCTTACGAAAAACAACCCGAAGGCGAAAAAGACGAAGTTAAAGCGGTTGCGTCCGGTGCCGGCCAAATGCTACTTGAGCGTTTAGGTATCAAGGTGAGCATGGGCCAACTTGGTAAAGATATTTTAAAAGATGGCGTAGTCGAAACCGCTAAACGCATGGGCCGTGGTGAATTGGTTGAAGCTGTACGTGATCCTAGCTTTGCTAAGCGCATACTAAAAGGCGCAGGCGCAGAGGGTTTAACAGAAACAGGCCAAGAGGCGCTAGCGCAATGGGGCGCAGGCAAAAGCATTGATGAATTTGAAGGCTTAGACGAGGCGTTTGTTGGTGGCGTTTTAGTGGGTGGCGTTATGCGTACCGGCTCAGAAACGGCACAAAAGGCTATGGGCTATCAGCAAAAATCAGCAGAAACAGTTAAGGAAGGCGCAGATCAGCTTGTTGGAGCAGGCGCAACGCCAGAAGAAGCGATTGAAACAGTTAAAAAGCAGCAATACGACTCAGCAATTAAACAAGGCTTTACAGAGGTTGAAGCCTCAGCAATTGTTGCCCGTACAATGAAAGAAAAATTCGGCATTGATGATCCTTTATTTACAGCCGCAGCCCAGCAAAACCAGCCTGGATCACAAGAAACAGAGCAAGCGCAAACAATACCAGAAGATACCGAAACGCCTGTATTTAAAAATGATGATATTGATTACGATGCGCCAACAGCCGCAAGGCAAGCAGGCTTTGATCAAACAGCAAAAGCAGCCGGCCAGTATGGTGATATGCTTACCAGCCCCGCGCAGCAATCGTTAAGAGATTTAGAGGCGGGCAACAATTCACCTACAGTAGACGAGCGCGTAAAAGCCGCCGCATTTAATAAAGCGCCTACACCAGAAGATCGCTTTAGTCCTATAAAGTATCAGCACGAAGGCGAGTTGATAAGAGCAGAAGCGCCGAACGCGCCAGGTATTGAAAAAGCCCCTGTTGATGGTCAGACAGTACCCGAGCAAGGCAAGCTGCCAACAACTGAGCAAACAAAAAACCGCCAAGCGCGAGAGCAAGCACAAGCGGATCTTGAGTCACAGCCTAAAGGCATTGCACAAAAAGATATTATTTTTGGTGAAGATGGCCGACCACAGCAACGCGCAGCAGAGCGTGTAAAACAAGCAGGTAAAGACTCGCAAAATTTATTGCCGCAAAAAGATATTGTGTTTGCCGGTAACGAAAGCGGCGTTAATGTTGCTAAAAATGGTGAAGCATTTAAAACGAAACGCGATGCGCTACTAAGTAAAGAAGCACGCGCAGCACGCAGAGCCGGCCACAAAACAAAAGCGGTTAGTTTTGATAACGGCTTTGGCTGGACGATTAAAGGTGATGACGGCACCAAGCAGGATTCAGAGCAGGCAGCAGCGGAGCAAAGTCCTGAGTCTGATACAGTTGCGCAAAATGAACAGGGTGATCAAGCGCAGCCAGCCCAACAAGAAGGTGAAGCGTTATCGTTAAACGTTGACGCGGCACCAGGTAAAGATGAAGATGATAAAAACATTGCTGTTAATGATAAGGTTAACGGCGTTCAAGTTATCGACACGCCAGTAAGTGAACTATCATTATCTAAAGATATACCGCAATTTAAGTCGGGCTCAAATACTGACGGTGTTGTCGAGCCACTAACAGGTAAGTTTGATCCAGTGGGTATGTCACCGGTTCAAGTATGGGTGCGCAATAATGGCAATAAAGAAATAATAACAGGCCGTCACCGCTTTGATTTAGCCAAACGTGATGGTGTTGAAAACATACCGGCGCAGTATCACTATGAGTCAGACGGCTTTACCGCAGACGATGGTAAGCGCCTGGACGCAATATTAAACATTCGAGAAGATAAAGGGCAGGTAGAAGATTATGTCGAACTCTTTAAGCAAGACGGGATCACCGAGTCAGAAGCAAAACAATATGGGTTACTCGACAGAGCAACAGGGCGAACAGCGTTCAAAATCGCAAATAGTGCGACTAATGAAACAATTGAAGCACAGAGGACAGGGCGGATCAGCGCCCAAGCAGCCGAAGCAATAGCCGATGCCGCGCCAGGTAATGAGCGTTTACAAGTATTAGGTATCAAATCAATTGCCGATGATCAGCGTTCAATTGCGTTTGCTAAAAACTTAATTCACGCCGTATCGGCATTAGATGCTAATCAAGACCAAGGCGGACAGAGCGGCGACTTATTTGGCTTTGATGACTCAGCTATGCAAGAAGCTGAGCAAATGGCGAAAGTGGCCGCGACAAAGCAGCGCGAAATTAGAAACCGTTTGTCTGCTATCCGTGGCGCAGCTAATAAGCCAGAAATAGCAGCCGCAGAGGGCGTTAATGTAAAAGATCCTAAAGCATTGAAAGAGCGAACAAACGAGCTGGCAAACGAAGTTAAAGCGTGGGATAGTTGGCACACCAATCCTTCAATGGTCCAACAAATACGCGATTCAATATCCGCACCTAAAGATGGAAAGTCCGCACCTAGTACCGCACCTATTACAGAAACGGCAGCAGAACCAGAAAGCACAGAACAAGACAATGGCCCTGATCTGTTTGGTGATAGCGAGCCGCCACTTTTTGAGCCAGAACCTAACACTGTAAACTTTAAAGAGTTAAAAACAGTTAGAGAACGTGTTGAAGCGTTTGCAAACCTTCAAGAAGGCGACATTGTAACCGATCATCGTGGCAATAAAATTGGAACTGTATTCTCTAAGCCTAGAAAAAATGCGCGAGTTGTAAGAATACAAAAAGCCCCAGGCGATACAGATGCATTTAATATCGCAGCACTTGCAGGCGGTGGCGCTGATACCGTTAGTGCGTTAGATAACTACAACAGCAATCAAGCAACTGTCAAGCAACCATCAAGCAAACCTAAACCAGAGGCCAAGCCGAAGCCAGAAAGTAAGCTAGATGCGGCAGAAGAAAAGCTTAATGACGAATTGCAAGATCTATTTGGTGAGTTGAAAGATGCGTTCAACGAACAAAAAGGCCGATTAAACTCAGGCATTGATCCTAAGATAGCATTTATTGTGTCAAAAATTGGCGCGGTACTAGCTGCAAAAGGTGTTGTTAAGTTTGCTAAGTGGGCCAAGCAATTAACAAAGCTAGCTAAAGCAAACGGTATTGAGCAGGGCCAATTAAAGCCTTACCTAAAATCTGCTTACGCTTCAATATCAGCTGATCCAGTACGATACAATGTAACTGATGAAGTTGCCGATACCATGGATGCGCCAAGAGAAATTAGATCCCTGGACGTTGACGCTATTTTATCGGAAGAAGTAAGCGCTAACGAAAGCAAAACAGAAGAAGCGGCAGAAGCAAGCGCAGAAAACAAACCTTCTCTTTACATTGACACCTACAAAAGCTCATTCATTGTCAAAGGCGATACAAAACCACATAAAGATGAATTAGGTAAAAAAGGTCTAGGCGGTATATGGCATAGACAGCAACAAGGTTGGATGTTCCCACCGTCAAGGCGCAGCGAAGTTGAAGCCTGGATAAAATCAACTACGGGCGAGTCGGTTGCTAATGAAAGCGTGAGCAAGGATAGTCTTGAAGGACTTATTCAAGATAATTTAGCTAGCATTAATGACAATAGAGCGCTTAAAAATTTAGTGTCTCAGTATCACGACATTAGCACCGGCGAAGTAACTGACGCGCAAATGAAAGAAGCACAAGAAATTGTTGAACTTGCATTAGTCAAAGAAGCGCAGGCAATTGTAAGAGAGGGCGCAAACCCTAAAGATACTTACGAAAAGCTAGTTTCCTTATACAAAAATCAGCCTAATTTAACGGTCCGCTCAAGTACCAGTATGAAAAATCAGGCATATAGTACGCCGGCACCGCTTGCTTACCTATCTTCTAATCTAGCTGGAATAAAAGAGGATACAACGGTTTATGAGCCAACAGCCGGAAACGGTATGTTACTTATTGGTGCAAGCCAAGATAACGCCGTAGTAAATGAGTTGAACGATTTAAGGGTAAAACAATTGCGCGCCCAGGGTTACAAAGTCACACAAAAAGACGCGACTAAATTTGTGCCAAGCGGAAAAGTTGACTCTGCAATAATGAACCCGCCTTTTGGAAAGCTTGACCAGGTTGTTGAATATGATGGTTACAAAATAAAATCAATTGATCACCTAATAGCTGCTAAAGCGCTTGAGGCTATAGACGATAATGGCAAAGCATCTATTATTATTGGCGCAAGTAAAGAGCCTGGTGTAATTGGCGCAGCTGATCGCGTGTTTTTCAATTGGCTTTATTCAAACTATAATGTAGCGGATCACTTTGAAGTGTCAGGCGATTTATATTCACGACAAGGCGCAGGCTGGCCAGTACGTGTTATAACTGTAAATGGCAGACAAGAAAGCAACAAATTTAGCCCTAAATCGGGCAGCATAGAGCGCGTAAATTCGTGGGATAAACTATATGAAAGATACAACGAAGCTATGGCAGCCGCAAGGCGACCTATTGACAGAGACAGCGATACAAGCGCTAACAGTGGCAGCATCGACACAATTTTCACCCCGTCAGTTAGAGGGGAGAGTACAAGCACGACTACAGGAGCTAATAGCGGAGGACGAACAGGGAGCGATACACGCGATACAGTCGTCAATGATGACGCAAGAGGTGGACGCGGTAATGGAGACACCAAGCTCGATAGCAATGCAAATAATGCAAACGGAGCTAATGGGAACAATGCTAAGCCAAGTGGAGTCGATCAAGCCATCACAAATGGAGGTGAGCGAGTATCAGGAAATAACAGCGCCAGCACTGATAGAAATGATGGACGCGAGTCTGTAGCAAATGGTTCAAATTACCAAGCCCCATACACTACGCAAAGCGGAGGTTCTAACGAAGCAGTATTAACGCCTGTAAATATGGCCGAATCGTCTAAAAACTCACTTAGAGCTATTGAGGGTGCGGTAGGCACAATTGATAACTATGTAATGGATAAGCTAGGCTACAAGACCAAAGACGAGCTTTACAATTCGTTTATGGGCCTGCAAATAGACACCGTAGCCGCAGCTATTTACAACGCAGAGAAGAAAAATAAAGGCATTATCATTGCGGACCAAACCGGCGTAGGTAAAGGCCGTCAAGCCGCAGGTATAATCCGTTACGCTATGCGTTCAGGTAAAACACCTATCTTTATTACTGTAAAAGATAACTTGTTCACAGATATGTATGATGATCTGCTAGATATTGGAACAGATAACGCAGCACCGCTAATCGTCAATCAAGGCGCATTTATAAAAAGTGGTGATCAAAAGATATTCAAAACCCAACCAAGAGCTAAGCATGTAAGTTTAATAGACGAAATTATCAATACTGGTAAGTTACCAGATGATAACAACATGCTATTTATAACTTATAGCCAGCTAGACGGGAAACGCCAAAGAGCATTAATTGAAGCGCTTAAAGATAACGCTTACTTTGTTATGGACGAAGCGCACAACGCAGCCGGCGAACGAGTTAAAAAGACTAAAGGACAAACTAGAATAACGAGAGCTGGCTTCTTATATGGTGCAATAGAAAATTCACCTGTAGCGTATTTGTCTGCAACTTACGCAAAAAGACCAGACAACCTACCTGTTTTTTATCGCACTGATTTAATGGACTCAGTTGATAAGCCAGAAGATTTGATAGAAGCAGCCGCCGCCGGCGGTGAGGCATTGCAAACTATCATTGCGGGAATGCTAGCAGAAACAGGGCAGTTATATCGCAGAGAGCGAAGCTTTGAAGGCATTGAAATAAAAACTACGCTTGACGAAACAAACAAAGCTAAGCACACGGATATATCAGACAAAGTAACCACTGGTTTACGTGCTATTGTTAGCGCAGACAAAGCGTTCCACGATCTGTCTGTAGACGCTATAAACCAAAAACTACAAGAGGAAGGCATGAGCGCCAGCGGCGCGGGCAACAAAGCCGATGCCTCTTTCAATCACACCAATTTCACAAGCATAGGTCACAACTTTATATCTCAACTATTAATGGGGCTTAAAGTTGATACGGTGGCAGATCGCGCAATTGAAATGCACAAAGCAAACCAAAAGCCGGTTATTGCCTTGCAAAATACAATGGGATCATTCCTATCTGAGTTTGTAGCCGATAATGGCCTTGAGCCTGGCGATGTTATTGACGCTGATTATCGTGATGTAATGTTAAGAGCGCTAGAGCGCACTCGCCGTGTATCTGTTAAAGATAAGGCGGGAGATAGCAAATCGGTCGATGTTCCACTTAGCTACTTAGATCCATACGTGCAAAGCCTTTACCACGAAGCGGAAAACGTCATAAACAATTTAGATATATCTGATATGCCTATATCGCCAATTGATTATGTAAGAAACAAGCTAGAAAGCGCCGGAATAAAAACAAGCGAGATAACAGGGCGTAAATATAGAATTGATTATAGTAGCGGCGAGCCTGTACTTGATGTGATCACAACGGCAGAGCAAAAAGACAAACGCGGCACTGTAGATAAATTCAATAATGGCGAGTTAGATTCGTTGGTCCTAAATGTGGCCGGCTCTACTGGTTTAAGCATTCATGCTGCTGAAAAGTTCAGCGATACACGTAAGCGTGCAATGATTGTCATGCAACCAATGGCTGATATTAATATTCTTATGCAAATGCTTGGGCGAATAAACCGAACAGGCCAAGTTGAAAAGCCGTTTTATGAGTTCCCAACTCTTTCAATACCTGCAGAGAAAAGGCCGGCAGCTAAGACTTCACAAAAGCTTAAATCGCTTAATTCCAACACCAGTGCAAATACTGACTCAGACGTAAGCCTTAATTCAGTTGATATGATGAATAAATACGGCGACAAGGTGATGACTGAGTATCTAAAAGATAACGGTTCAGTAGCATCTAGCTTGGGGATTCCACAGCCGGCGGGGGATGGCCCGGTTGCGGGGCTTTATGAGAAAGCGACCGGCAGAATGGCTTTGCTCCCTGTTAGCAAGCAAGAGGCTATTTATGCGGATATTGAGGCAGAATATAAAGATTTAATTGATTATCTTGATAGTACAGGGCAAAACGATTTATCACCGCAAATGCTAAACCTTGATGCGCGCATTATTGATTCAAAGGTTATTTACGAAGGTAAAAACCCTGAAACCACATTCGGTGGTAACACGTTCCTTCACCAAGTTGATGCAAAGTACCAGGGAAAACCGCCTACGGCAGATGAGGTTATAAAAGCAATTGCCAAAGCCGGCGATCCTACAAAGTTAAAAGACAAAATCATTTCATCTAAAAGCGGTGACACTAAATACATAACAGATCTTGAGGCGAGATTATCAACAGCCAGGGCCGACTTAGAAAATGCGCAGGTTAATGATAAAGATGCAGTGCCAGACCTGGACGTAAAGGTGATGGGTTTAGAAAACCAAGTGCAAACTTTCAATGATCAAAAAATAGCAATGGAGTCGGCATTAAATGAATATCAAGTCGGCAGTCACTTTGCTATTCAATTGCCAGAAGAAAAGGTAAACGCAGTTGTTGTTGGTATCAAAGACTCGCACAAAATAGGAAAGGGCAACCCGTACACGCCAGGCAAATTGAAAATAAGCCTAATGCTAAACAGTGGTTCAAGACAGATTAGCTTGCCACTAAGCCAGCTTAAAGGCGATGAGATACACGCTCACAAAATATCGAAAGGAAGCGAGCAAGAGATACGCAACGAATTTAAGTTCGACCCGCTAAGAGATACAGACCGCCGCGAAATTAGATACATCGCAACCGGCAATCTAATAATGGGCTCAAAAGAAGTAAAGGGCAGAATCGCAACATTTACTGATAAAGAAGGCAAAACGCACCAGGGCATACTTTTACCGAAAAATTACGAAGGTAAAGAGTTTTCTGCTGCGGGATCTTCTAAAACATTCTCAATGCGCGATGGCGATACCCTTGCTAAGTTTTTAAACGCCGCTCGCACCAAGCTTGAAGGCGCGGGACTGCTCGACACTACTAAAGCCGTTTCTATAAAACCGGTTGGCGAAAATGATTGGTCCATTACTATTCCTAAAGCGAATAAACTTAGCATTGTTAAGTCGGTTAAATTTGACCAAGACTTAATAGATGCTATGGGTACTGACTTTTACGGCTCAAATGCTTCTATGACCGCCAGATTCAATAAACGCAGATTGAAAGCTGTTATGAACCAGTTAACGAAGCTCGTAACAATACAAGGTCAAGGCTCTTACCGTGATGATTGGGTAAAGGCTGGAGGTAACGCCGAGCCGAAAGCGCCTAAGTCATTCAGCCAAGATATTAAGTTTTCAAAATCTAAAGTTAAGCAAAATGCAAAAGGCGTTAATGCGAAGCAAGCGCAAACAATTGCTGATGACTTTATCGAGAGCTTGAACGGCGCTAATGGGATTAAGGTGCGCATATTAGCCACCACTGCCGAAGCAGAAAAAATGTGGCGCATGAGCCTTGACGGCGCGACTGTTAAAGGTGCTTATAGCGAAATGTCCAATACTGTTTATGTTATTGCTGAAAACATTGATAGCGAAACAGACTTAAAACAAACGCTAGCACATGAAACTATCGCGCATGGCGGACTTGATACCGTTATTGGTAAAGAAGCAAAACAAGCATTTATTGATCGCATTAAAAAGACCAAAGGCCGTAAAGCGTTTGAACAGTATTGGAAAGATGCTAATAACGACTATTGGGATATGAGCGATGATGTAAAAGCAGAAGAAATTTTTGCTCGCTTTGTAGAAAACGAGCCAAGCAAAGGCGAGGTTAAATATTGGTGGAACGCGTTAAAACGCTTTATACGTAAGCAGCTAGATAAGCTTGGCATTGTTTATCGTGAAGATGACGAGTTGACAGCGATGCGTGAAATGCTTGAAAGCATAGTTAAAGGTTTCAAGGCGCAGCGCGATCCTGCAGGCCAAAAGGAAAGCAATTTAGCTTACAGTCAATCGGGCAAAAAACTTAGCCGAACAACAGGCGGCGATACCGGCTTTAATGGCGAGATTAATAAGCCAATTAACATTAAAAAAGTTAAAAAGCCTATTAGCTGGGTTATAGATAATATAGATAACTTCGGTCAGTCAGATATTGAGTCCGTATTAAATCAGCTTGATTCTAACGGCTTTTGGAAGGGGGCAGACTCTTACACAGCTAAGCAGGCTATTAAATCATTAACGGCAGACTATTCTCCACTTGAAAAACAAGTTGTTAAAAATGGCTTAACGGTTAGAGATATAAGCCCTGTTTCAGCAGAGCTTGACGTTAAATCAAATAACTTTTACAACAACGACTTCTCTGATTTATCGCCTCAACTTAAAGATGACATTATCGGGTATCTTGAGAGGGACGGTATCAGCGATTATGAAGCTCATAAACTATCAGGGAGCACAGAGCCATTTAAGTTTAGTCGAACAGCCGAAGAAGATACCCGCACAGCAAAACAAAAGCTTGGACTTGAAGAACAAGCAGCGAAAACTTTTTCAGATATGGCTAAAGACAAAGTAAACGAAACCATTGATACGTTAAAGAGCTCGCCATTTTGGAACCGATTAAACGAAGGAATATTTGACGGCCTATCAGGCATTAAAAACGCAGAAATAGCCGCCGGCGTAACCGACCCAAACAGGCAGGGCTATGTTAGTGCGCGCCTTGCGTCAGGCTTGGCCGATGTTCTACACGGCGTATTTAACTATGGCGCACCACAATGGCGTGATGGGATAGTACAGCGTAAAGCTGGCACCAAAGGCTTGTTAGAAGTATTTGGCATGGTTGGAGATGATCTTAATAACTGGCTTGCATGGATGGGCGCGCACAGGGCTGAACAGCTAAAAGCCCAGGGCAGAGAAAACAACTTAACCGATAATGATATTGCCGAGCTTAAAGCCTTGGCCAATGGTAAAGAGCGCTTGTTCGAGCAAACCAGACTTGAGTACAACAAGGTCAACTCAGCTATTCTTGATATGGCGCAGCAAGCAGGACTGTTAAGCGAAGCGCAGCGATCAGGCTTTGACGAAGAATACTACGTGCCATTTTTCCGTGATATGGGTGAAACAGATCCAGAAATGGACGAAATAAAGCGCATGATAGTAGAGCCTCATACCCGCAAAGGTATTTCAGGGCAGTCGGCACAACTTAAAACTTTAAAAGGTGGTACGCAATCAACCAAAGACCTACTTGAGAATATTATTGGACGACAAAGTACGTTAATTGATGCGTCATTGAAAAACAAGGCCATGCAAGAGGTAGTAAGGAACCTTGATGGTACTGATTACATGACCCATGAAAACAGCGATATAGCAAAAAGCATGACGCAGCAGCAATTAAACAATGATGGCAAAGTAAGGGTAATGATTGACGGCAAACCTCAAGCTTACCTTGTTAGCGATCCAGCGTTACTAAGGGCCTTAATTCAAGTAAACGATGTGGGCAGCCAAAGCCTGTTTAACAAGCTTGGACGAAGCGCTAAGCGCTTTTTAACAGCCGGCATAACACTGTCACCAGACTTTATATTTAAAAACTTTGTACGTGATGCGGCCCATGCCTGGATGATCAACAAAGACGACTTTAAGTTTGGCACCGATAGCATTAAAGGACTTAAAAAAGCATTCAAAGAAGATGAAGCCTACCGCGATTTAATATTCAGCGGCGCAGCGTTCCAGGGCGGTTACATTCATGGCGCTGATCCAGAAGCAGGCGCGCAGCAAATTCGCCGGGCTCTAAGATCCAAAGGATTAACAAGCAAAGAGGTAGAGGGTTACATGGCGACTGTTGTAACCAGTGGCGCTACTTTATTAGAGAAGTATCGCGGCATTAGTGACAAAGTTGAAAATGCCAACCGATTGAGTACGTATGAAACGGCTATAGCAGCAGGCAAAAGCAAGCGCCAAGCAGCGTATGAAGCAAAAGACCTAATGGATTACAGCTTAAAAGGTAACTTTAAATTAATCGGCACCATGATTGATACGCTCCCATTCTTTAACGCGCGCCTGCAGGGTATGAGTAAGCTTGTTCGAGCAGCTAAAGCCAGTAATGACGATAGAGTGTTGCGCGTATTAAGTGCGAACTTGGCAATGAAAGGCATTAAGGTTGCAGCGTTTAGCCTTGCATTGGCCGCAATGAATGATGACGATGAAGATTATCAAGAATTGCCGGATTGGGATAAGGATATGAATTGGCATATTTTCGCAGATGGTGAGCATATAAGAATACCCAAACCGTTTGAGCTTGGTATCATTTTCGGCACGCTGCCAGAGCGCATGTTTCACTACGGAACAGGAACCCAAACCGAAAAAGATTTAGGGAAGTCGGTTGCTAATGCTGTATGGAATACTATGTCTATGAACCCTATCCCGCAAATGTTCTTGCCTGCTACAGAAATTATGATTAATAAATCATTCTTTAAGGGCTCGCCAATTGAGGGAATGGCCGATCAGAACAAGCAAGCAGAGGACCGCTATAACGCTTACACAAGCGACACGGCCAAAGCGATTGCTCAGCAGTTTGGCGTATCACCTAAGAAAGTAGAGCATTTAATCAAAGGCTACACGGGTACAATTGGCGGTTACGTGTTGGGCGCAAGTGATATATTAGCGCGCATGATGACAGGCAAGGTATCACCAGATACGCCAGTGAGCCGTTACCCGGTTGTAAAAGCGTTTTATCAAGGAAGTGGGCCAAAAACTAATACCAAGTTTGCTAATGATTTTTATGAAGCATTAGACGCGGCCAATCAGGCTTACGGAAGTTACAAGCGTGCAATGGAGCTTGGCGATACAGCAAGGCAGCAAGAGCTTATAGAAAATGACGGTAAAAAGTTACGCTCTAAAGCCGCGCTTGCAAAAGTACAGCGCATGGTTTCTAAATTAAGGAAGATGCAAAAAGCGATAAATGACAATGATAAATTAGACGCTGCTAAGAAGCGTGAGAAACTGGACGAGATACAGCGCAAGATAAATGCGATTTATCATAAGGCGTATGTCGCTTTAAACTTAGGCGAGTGGTAGAAATAAAAAGCCCGCTATAAAGCGGGCTTTTAACAGAGTATCGAATCATCAACCAGCAATAATATTATAGACAAAAATAAACGCGCCACAGCATAAGCCAAAAAACAATGCGAAGGCTTCTTGTCTTTCACGCCATGCCGCTGAGCCAATATTTAAGCAAAGCAAACTAAGTAACATGATAGGTATTCCTAGCAACCAGGTTACGTGGGTGCCAATTGATAATCCTATGATCATACCTGCTAACATTGCCAATATGTGCAT